TTGAGGATGTTGTAGATCTCCCTTGCAGACAGGTGCTTGAGCTTGTCGTCCCAGATGCCACCCTCCGGCAGAGGGAGGTTATTGTCCCTGATGATGCCGTTGACAACAATATCAACAGCGAGGTTTGCAGTAAGAGGGTCGACTTCAAAGACGTCCTTCATCCGGTCGACGTGCTCCAGGGCCATGTGCAGAACCTCATGCAGGAGCACGGCCTGAAACTTAGGATCGTCAAGGGCCATCATCCAGTGCTCATTGATCATGAGCGTCTGGCCATCAGTCCCGGCAGTGGGGATAAGGTCGTTATCAACTCTCCAGTGAGCGTTGATCAACAGGGTGCCGAAGAACGGTTGATTGCGAAGCAAGATGACCCTGTTGCGGATCATGCGCTCGTCAATAGTCAGGGCCATCGTAAGTTGCTAGCGAAGTGAAAAGAAAGGCCCCGGCAGTGTCGGGGCCGAGGTGTCGTATCTCAGGAACCCAGCAAGGTCTGCATGTGCTGGATGAACTTCCGAGCCTCTTTGTCCTGGCCGAACAGCTTGACAAAGTCACCCATCAAAGGGTTCTTGGGATCGGCAGCGACCTTGGTCGTGAGGTCTTGCATGAAGACGAACACGTAGTCCTGAGTGGTACCCTTGAGAAGCCACTGGAATGCATTATAGCAGGCTTCGCCTGTCTTTGCACGGGCCATAAGCGCACCGCACAGCGCATACATCATCGCCGGTTCCTTGGGAGTCTTGATCTCCCTGTTGCCAGCGAGGATGGCCTCAACGTCAGGCAGTTTGGAGTAGATGTCCTGGAACGAACGGAACTCCGCAGCAGCACCGTCTCCGACAGCACCTTCGATGGTTTCGCCGATGCCGAGGAGTTCGCTCGCTGCTTCCCAACTGCGCGGGCTGGCCCAGGCAACTGCGGATTTGTTGAAGTTGAACAGGAGCTGGGGCCTGAAGTTCAGGAAGCTGATGATCTGCTCACTGAGGCCCTTGACAATGGCATAAGACTTCCAGGAATCCAGGGTTGGTTCGACGGTGAAGTGGATGAAGCGGTTAGCGACCGGCGCAGGCATCTGAGACACAGCGGCCTTGTCCTCGGCGCGGTTGCCTGCAGCGAAAATAAACCAGCCATCGGGAACGGTGTAGTCACCGACCTGGCGGTCGAGAATGAGCTGCTGGGCAATGCCCATCATGCTGGGCGAGGCCATGTTGAACTCGTCCACGAACAGGATGCCCTTGCCTTCACGGGGCAGGAAGCTCGGAGGTGCGAAGCGAGCCAGACCATCCTCGACAAAGGGCAGACCACGCACGTCGGTAGGAGCGAGCTGGCTGATGCGGAGGTCGGTCAGCTCCAGGCCGTTGTCCTTGGCAACCTTGTGAACGATAGACGACTTGCCGATTCCAGGAGGACCCCAGATAAAGACAGAACGCTTGACGTTGTTCTTGACGATGTTATGGAGACTGGACTGGATCTCGGCGATGGTGCGAGAGGCGGTTGTAGAGGACACGTGGTGGAACGTCGGGACCCGCCCACTGTACACCATCAGCGGCTGATGGGCAACACTGTCATGAAACGCAACGCGAGGCCATAATCCCCCAGCCTGCTCCGTCTTTGTATCTGCCTGAACTATCGACGAGCCAGCGACGGTTAAAATTCTCCCAGCTATAGGTTAAATGGGCGCCGTTCGTCGACCCCGGATAGCCTCCATGGATGAGATCACAGTCACCATATGGGTCGTTGACAGTCCATGTTTTCGCAACAGGGTCAGCTCCGGTGATGATAAGCCAGTGACCGTCTCCTGTCGGAGCATTTACCGGGCCTTTGTGTAAAAAACCAACTGGTACTGGGATGTTGTTAGCAAGTTGTGCTAAGATGTCGTCAACTTTCAGATTTTGACGGTATTCTGCTGTGATACCGAGGTCGGATAGGGCTTTCAGTTGAGCTACGTAGTTAGTTGAGTCGCCATATTTGAACACATACTGGGTCATGTACTTATCATCAAGATTATTGCCAGAACCCAGTACGCCAGGACGGAGGTACTCCGCTAACATAGCACAAGAAGAGCTGAAGCACATGCGCTGAGCATGGACAGTAGCACTGTCCCGTTGCGAGAAGTACCTAACGTTCAGGTCAGACCTGCCGGTCTTGGGCTGTCCTGGTGTACCTACGTCCCAGTGAGCGTTGTAAATATACCAAGTCCCGGCGCTGTAATCGAGTACTACCTTGCTGTGACCTGCACCGTTGTCGACGATGCTAACTGCTGTGTAACTCTTGCCACGTTTTACAGGTCTACGGTCAGTAGGGCCTAGCTCGTACGACTGCAGAGGTGCTTTCTTGAGCAACGTGTCAACTTTTGCGGTGATGAGCTGGACCCCAGACGTTGACCCCTTTGACCATAACGCACCTTCGGCGATTCTCCGTCGTTTTAGTCCTTCTTCGGCGGGGCTACCGACATTACGGTATAGTAATAGCGCGTCGGGAATTGTCGTCCAGTCTTTATTGAAAAGCTTACGGCTAATGGTTGTAAAATCTGGCGAACCGTAAAAATCTGCTCCGAGATTGTAGGCAAAACTCAACAGAGCACCGACTTGCTCGGGGGACATCTCCGCGTAATACGGAATTTTTTTAACTGCAGGGAAGTACTCTCTTGCGAGTTGGTCCGACAAAAGTTGGTCGGCTCTGTCCTGGGTGATCTTGTCACCGCGCTTGAACGGTTTGCCTTGCTCATCGCGAGTGCTGCCCCAGCCGATTGTCCAAGGCTCGGCACCTGTTAGCGGGTCGGGGTATGCGTTTAGCGAGCAGCCTTCAAATCGCTTAATTAGGTCAAGCCCACACGCTGGGATGTCACTCATCTTCGTCTTGGTCGTCGAACTCCGGCGGATATTCAGCACCTTCAAATCTGATACCTACGATGACGTCATCAGGGTCGATTTCCTCGACTTCAGGGTGACCAGAGGAAGATTTCATATATTGTTTGATCTTTTCGTGGATGTCTGGACGAGACATCAGTTGCTGAGGCATAGGAAGCATTCCACCCACCAGCATGGACAGCTTTTCTTTAGCCAGAGATGTCTTTTTGCGCTCGATGGAAATGTTGTGCTTCTGGACTTTCATTCCCATTACGACCACCCAAGTGAGTAGTCCCAAGCCCCAGGTCGAAAATACGAAGATATATAGCAAGGCTGCGGTCATGAATTTCTCCAAGGCTCTATTATAGCCTTAAACTCAATTTTCGTCAACTACGACGGGAGTGTTTGCCAGAACATTTCCACTTGGCGCGAGACAAACATAGCGGGGTATTGCGGTCTTTACCTGAACAGTCGTAGCCAACGCTCTTGCGGTCGCCTTCGGATCGGGCGCAGTAGCTATCGCCTTTGGACGTACCTGGGGCGATGCGATACCCTTTAGCACCGTAACCGACTTTGTTTTTCCGACCGGTTTTAGGGTTGGTTACAGTTTTGTGGTACTTCGCCTCGTCGTATTGTACATGCCAACCGTCTGGAATAACCAGCTCAGAGTGGTCGGCAGTAGGGACGCAATTCGGGACGTCTTCGCCGTCTTTTTTCTTCATACCGATGGCTTCGTAGCCCTTCCAGCATGGGTTGTTCATCGATCTGCAGGTCCAAAATCAGGGCTAGGGTAGTCAGTATGGGCGGTTTTATCCTGATCACCACCAAGGTTGGACTTGGCAGTGATCTTCGGACCTACGACAGAACGCCAACCATCGGGAACCTTAATCTCAGCGTGTTCGCGGGATTGTCTGAGCGCAGCGGCAACGGCCTGGTCTTGTTTATGACCATGGTGCATCATTTCACTGATGTTCTGGCCGATTGTCTCGTCGGACGAACCGTGCTTAAGCGGGCTCATCGCCATCCCTCCGGCATAACAATGCCAGAATAGATGCTCGTAGTAGATTCTTCCGAATAATCGAGGTCGTCTTCGGAATAGTCGTATCCGCTAGAGTTGTAATGCCAACCGTAGGGGGGTTCGGCTGCTGGGAAATTATTATTCTTTTCAGCTTTTTCCCTAGCAGCTTTTACTTTGTCTCTTTTTTTGTCAATATTACTCCTAAGATTACTCATAGCTTTATTATCGTCAGGCGCTCTTTGTGCGGGTTGAGCTGCAGGAGTTTCCGTACCACCACCAGCCGCAGGGGGTTGACCAGCCTCGGTAGATGGTTTGGTTGCACTACGCCCTCTTCCTCTGCCGCCTCTAGGAGCAGGGGCACCAGCCGCAGGAGCTTTTTCAGCAGGGGCAGCACCAGCCGCAGGGGGTTTTTTAACTTCAGGCGTACTCCCCTCTTTAACTGACTTTAGAAGGTCATCAATCTCAGTTTGGTTAAGGCGTCTGTTTTTCCCCCCAGACGTGCGAGGTCCACTAGAAGCAGGAGTAGCACCCTCGGCAGGGGTGGGGTTAGAAGCTTGTGCGGCTGCTTTTTTAGCTCTACCCTTTTCTAAAGCTTCACGCATAGGTGCGGCATTTCTACTTGCTTGCTCTCTAGTAGGAGCATTTCTAGCTACTGCACGGGGAAGTTTTTCACCTCTAGCCTGAGCGGCCTCTCTCTGTTGTCTGCGAGCCTCTAAATTTTGGGCATCCGTCCTTCTACGACGCCCTCCAGCAGCAGGAGCTTGTTCACCAGGAGCAGCACCAGCCGCAGGAGCTTGTTCACCCGGAGCACCACCAGCCTCAGGAGTACCACCACCAGCGTTGGCAACACTATTATCAATCGCTTGAGCAAGCTCTTCTGCTGTTGCACCACCATTATCCCTAACTACTTGGGCAAGCTCCTCTTCTGTTACACCACTATTTTTTGCCTCACCTATAACGTCCTTAATATTTTGTACTTCTTCGTCAGAAATAGTAGGAGCACCACCACCAGCCGCAGGAGCGCCTCTCTGAGCTGTACGCCCAGTCTTCCCGCTGATAATATCTTTGACTTGGTTAACATCCCAATCCAACCCCCTATCTTTTGCATCTCCTGCAAGATCCTCTGCCAGAGCGTTAAGCTCGTTCTCAGTGGGTTTACGAGTAAAACCTATATCTTTCCTCATTTGTTTATATGCACTCATAACTTCTGCCGGATCCAGCTCCTGAGCACCGCCAGGAGCTTCTTCACCAGGTGCACCACCAGCTTCTGCAGGGGTTTCTTCACCAGGCGCACCACCACCAGCAGGAGCACCACCACCACCAGCCGCAGGAGCACCACCAGCCGCAGCTTTGGACTTGGCGAGTCTTTTCGCAATTACGCCTTTCTTCCAATCTAGAAATCCTTCCTTCTCGTCATCGTCCAATTTACTATACATGTCTCTAGAACTTTCGATCAGATCCTTGTCAGCATCTGACATACCTTGTAGGTCGGACCCGCTAAGACCTAGAGCTCTGAGGAACTCGTCACCACCACCAGCACCTGGTTTTTGCTTTTCTCCCGGCTTACCACCTTTTTCTTCTTCACCCCCTTCACCCTTGGGCATACCCAACCCTTCAAGCATATTCTCTAAGATAGCGTTAGTTTGGGCATCGTTATTAGGGTCAAACCCCTCAATGTCAACATACCCTGCCTCTTTATTCTTAATTAGCTTAAACAACTCCCTCTTAATCTGGGATCTGGATAGACCTTGGGAAGCAAGCTCTCTCGCACGGTCTTTAAGACGAGTGCGACCAGTTTTTCCGGCCTCATAACCACTGGTCTCCGGGTCAACGTATGAATTACCATTATGCAACCACATACGTGCATCAACGGGGTGCACATCGGCGTCATTAGGAATACCAGAACCAGGCTTCGGTCTGCGACCACCTCCGTCTTGATTACCAGCACCACCAGCAGCAGGAGGAGCAGAACCTGCAGGTTTCTGCCCAGCACCACCACCCTTAGCCGGTCTGGGTTTAATGCCAGCTCCAGGCTCTAGTCTAGTTACCTTAGATTCTGCCGCGAAGCTAGCATTTTGCGATTCTACAAAGTTGTGTACAAACCGGATCATCCGGTCCTTTTCTTTTTGCGACAGGGCCATCGTATTAGTTATCTACGTGAACTTTAAACAGATCTCCACCCGTCAGGAACCTGCATGCGTAACGGTGCTTCTTGTGAAGCGAACACAGGCGCGGTATCGATTTTCATATCGTCCTGCTTGGGTTTTTGGTTGACTTCTTTAATCACAGGTAGCCCTGCGCGGGCTTGGTCGATGTTCATCATACTAGAACTTTCACCCAACCTTAGCTGTAATCCCTAGCAACTTATCCAGAGTGTCTTGATCAAGGACCATACCGTTACCACGCTTAGCCAACCTGTCCCGACGTTCTTCTTCATGACATACTTTGGTAATGTCTCGCAACAAAACCAGCACCGAAGCACGTTCCCACTCCGGAATGTCGCCGCTATCCGACATAGACGTGTATTTATCCAGAATTTCTGTCAGGATAATATGAGAGATCTCCCGTATCGCGATCCAGTTTTCACGAATTTTGGGGTTTTCTACCTCTTCTTGGTATTGGTGACTCTGTTTAATCAGTGAAATAAGGCTTTTGCCCATGTGAGCAATACTCTTAGCACCGATTTTGTCTAGGTCAATCAGATGAAGCTGATCCAGAATCATCTTCTGCGCATCGGCACCGAATTGATTAAAATCCTTCTTATCGGTCATGCAGAATAAAGATAGCGAACCATTGCTTCTTCCGAGCCTTCAACGGAATATACGACAACTACAACGCAATCTCCATTTTCGTTGATTCGGATTGTAACCCGCAAGCTGTCCGACGACAACAGAGACACACTTGATAGGATTTGCGACTTCAAAGTGTTTGCCAAGAGCGATTCACTGATGGTTTCAAACATCAGCTCAGGAGTACCCATGTAAGGACGGTATACACGCTCTGAGAATCGCGTCTCAAGGGTTTCGATGATCTGCTCGGCAATTCTATCGTAACCGTAACTGACAACGAGCCCGCCGTTACCGTCCAACTCAAGCGGGTACTTAAGACCACCCAGTGTTGTACTTGTTAGCGATGTATTCCCGGCAGATGAACCAAATACCAGTGTCGGGTCAGGACGAGAATTTTCAACGTTATACAGGTCCCTCGGGGCGAAGTTCGCCTTAATACGGGATAGTTGTTCTGAATCGATGCGATTAACGAGTTGCAAGTCCATAATTAACCTACCACAGACGGTCTTCTGATAGTCCCGCTAGATACTTCCTGCCACGCTTCTTCGATTACATCGAGGATGGGTTGGCGCAGGGAGTTAACAAGCTCCTTGTTGGCACCTAACATGACGGGGTTGTTGACCTGTACGGTGACGTGGAACGTTGGGGAAATGTTGCCATCTGTCGATACTGATCGGCGTACACGTTCCTCAACGATACCTGATAGTGTTGCCATGCCACCTTTCGGGATGACAAACTCGCTGCTATTTACGACCATGGGGCGGTGGCCAGACATGCGGGCTTCTAGTGCTAGGGCCGGACCAGTTGAGTTTAGCCCGTCATAATGGACTCCTCGGACTAGGTTCACAGCACCATTGTATATCCCTTGAGCCCATCCAATAATGGGAATGTTAGAATTACCTTGTGAATTGGTTCCGGTTAACGCTTTGCCGATGTTACCCAGTAAACTACCCAAACCGTTCATTAATCCCTGGAACTGACTACCAATCCAGTTCAAGAAATTGCTGGCAGTAGTAGCAAAACCGTCCATGATGTTGCGACCAAATTGCATTATAGCTTCTCTGGTCGATCTATCCATTAACGCTGCACCGGCTTTCAGCGTCAGACCAATAGCCATACCCCAGCCCGGAAAAAGCATGGCCATGTCCGCTACGGTATTTAAAACACTTTGAGTAGCAGCAGTGGTTTCTTCTCCAAGTTCGCCTGCATTAGCCCCCTTAGGAAACGCTAGGGATGCAAGACCTATCGCTCCAAGTCCCGCCCCGGCCATGGTGGCTCCTTTACCTATTCCTGGGAGGTTTTTCCATCCTCTTGAGATTCCTCTACGGAAGACTCGCATTTTTCTGCTGAATCTGGAGCCTTTGGTTTTCAGGTTTAATCTTTCTTTTTCTTCAGCATGCCTCTCCCTGAAATAACTAAGTAGATCAAGATCTGCTTCATCTGCTAGTCCTAAGCTGGCAAGCTCTCCGAAGTAAGCTCTACCGCTTTTAACGGTATCAAGCCCCGAATCTGCTAAATGCCATTTATCTCGAAGATCCCTTAACTTATTCCGTCTCCGTATCTCCTCCATTCTTTGGTCATAGGAAGTGGTACTAGCACGAGCTCTCAAGTCTTGATAAGCAGTACTACGGGGGATTTGAGAACTTGAATTCAGTGGCCCAAAAGAAGATCCTGGAGAATAGGGGAAACCTGTAAATGCTCCCATAGACCCTGGATCATTCGGACCTGTACCTCCCCAAATCCAATGCCCAGAAGCTGCTCCGCCCCCCCATTGACCTCCGCCATAGAGGGGCCAACGACGACTAGGACCAGCAGGTCCCCACTGGTCCATGATAATAGGGGTCATTGGTAAATCCGAGCTTTGCCCGTGCAGGAACCTTCGGTCATAGAATCGACTACGGGCAAGACGCACATCAATGTCCCTAGCCGTAGGGTTAAATCTATTTAAGAATCTGGAGATACGAGAGTCTACTCCTGATGTGGTCTCATAGACAGAATCAAATTCCGCATTCCTGAATTTATTAATTGACCTTAGTCCACCCAGAATACCACCTATCTTACCAGAAGATCCTCCACGACCTATTAGCATATGAGGTAAGAAAGCAGCCCCAGCAGCGCCAATAAGGCCACCCCAACCTTGACCGCCGGTATAGTCGGTTATATTACTAGCCCGAGCTATCATACCAATAGGGCCAGGCATGAAAGATAGCAGCATTTTGACTATCTTACCAAAAACTGGTCCGAATAGCTCTGTAAGGAATGAATTTATACCATTGTTAATGGCCGGGAGAATAGTGCTGGTAATTTGTGGGATCTTGTTGATCAACGTCATCAACAATTCTTTGACCAGAATTCCAAGTGTTTTACCTACTTCTTCCCCTATAGTTCCAGTAATGGACGTTTCAGTAATATCAACTTTACGAATACTTTGACCAATAAACTGCAGGAATTTTCTAACCCCGTCGCCTATATCATGAATAGTAGACTTGATATTTTCAGCACTAAACGACCCGGACGTTACCTCCTTATATATGTTGTCAAAAATTCCAAATACAACCTCAAAGGTATCTTTGAAGAACTTAACAAATCCAGAGAATAGTGGTGTCTTAGTAAAATCAGTTAGAGCTTTGATCTGACAAGTGATAAACTCGATAACATCGACCAACAATACCAGCGGGTCTTGAATCTTAAATACCTTGCCAATCTCCGCGAAAAAGGTAAAAATTAATCCTTCACGCCCGAAGATCTGCTGGATGAGTTTATTGGTTTCGTCAAAAGACGTTGTCTCTCTACCTGCACTGTCTACAACCTTACGCAGAGGTCCGAACAAACCTGTCTCAGGGTTGAACAGTTGTGTATTAATATCTTCAAGGAAAATCTTATACCCCGCTGTTTCAACAGCCATTTTCTGGAGCTGAGCTTTAATAGCCGGGTCTTCCAGCACTGCCTTGAGCAGTTGAGTGCGTTGATTTTGGTTGTAGATAACTCCTGGTCCAGACCCGCGCTTCATCAGCTCCAGACCCAGCATAGACTCCATGGGAGAGCCGGTACTCACCAGGTCCATCGCAGAGACTTTACCAGACAGGAATTGTCCCGCTACGCCACCGAAGTCTTTAGATATACCTGCCCTGCGGAAGTTTTTTTGAAAATCCAGAATTTCAGCGCTGATTCTTCTCCTTTCGTCGGCGGAGATACTAAGCGAAAGGAACGGTGTAGCAGCTAATGTCTTGCGGACATCTTCCATTGTCCCACCAGCAGTTACCGCAACTTTGTTAAGCGCTCCACTGATGTCTTGTGTAATAGCCTTAGCTGCGTCTGCAGAGAAGCTCTTGAACGTCGCAGTTAACAGCGCAGCCTGGTTTTGCGCTGCGCGTAAGGACGAAGCGCCGAGCATACCTTGCTCACCAATGCTCTTTTGAAACTCTCTATTGATTTGGCTAATCGCGTTTGTAATAAGGTCGAGCTTAAGCCCGCTCACCAGATAACGGTTGTCCAGACTGTCAGCGAAACGCTTAAAGTCGGTCATTGCACGGGCTGTGTTAGCCCGTAGGTTTAGGTTTATGGCTGCGGATCTCATTTATTTAGGTATTTAGGGCCCAGGTTCAAACTGTGCATCTCTAAGGATTCCGTTTATGCATGAGTATTTTTTCTTGTACTTTGGATTCGTCCAAGTTTCTCCGTGTTTCAGGGTTAGAATGGAGTCATTGCAAGATTTTCCAGCTATCTTCTCCTCAAGACTCTTTAAATTTATTTTTTTCTTACCTTGTTCTATGGCTTTTTTACACTCGGGTCTGTTGTAGATATTCTCCATAGCATTACGGGCTGTACCTACTGCAGTTGCTAATAGTTTCTGCCTAGGTGTTAAACCAATAAGCCTTTGAATAGGCAGTAGGGGGGCAGTAGCCGTCCTACCAAGACTAACTTTTAGTACCTGTGGTTTATATCCTTCATTTTTTCCATTAAATTGATTAATAAATTGAGGTATGGTTGACGCCCCCGCAAAGAGGGTTTTATATTTTTCAAAAAGTTCGTCCACGTGTTTATCCATCTGAGGGCCAGTGTAAGACCAATTTACAGCAACTATTTCTTTATACAAAGCATCGAATGTAGCATACCAAAATCTCGATTCTTTTTCACACAAAACGTATAAAGCATCACTGGGAGCTGCCTGTGGAGCACCACCTTTACCGTTAGCACTTTGATTAGCATCCCCAGCCGAGCCAGATGCAGGAGCATTTTGCTGTTGACCAGCCGCAGTAGCACCACTAGCCGCAGTAGGATCGGTAATAGGACCTTGTCTGGCAGGTCTAGCAACATCAACAAACCCGTCGTTAATCACCCACTCCGGTACACGCTCTAGAGTTAACGAGATCTCAGCATTAACCAAGACACCATTGTCCCAGTTTTTCTCACGAACGTTAAAATCTCTGATGACGCATGGGCCAAAGGTTCTTTCTCCCCACATGAAATTCAGCACAGGGGGACCTCCAGGGCTGGCATCAGTAGCTTTACTAACCAGATCGGTGAGCGCTTCCTCTAAGCTTTTTACCTTTTTACCGAAAATGTAACCATTTAAAAGGATTTTGTTAAAGATAAGTTTCTCGTTCTGGTTGAATCTCCACTGCATTGGTTGACCGGAGTTTTTACCTCCGTCTTTTTTGTCTTTATCATTCATAACCCCCCAGGTCTCAGCCGTAGCATACACTGCATTACCCTGTACGCTAATCTCTTCCGGGTTAAAAAGAAATTGCCACACCCCATTTAACGACCCAATTTCCGGTACGGTTCCAAAGCCTTTACCACTATTCTTAAGGGTACTGGTTGTATATGTAAGCTGTCCAGGGTCAGCAGGGCTCAAAGTATTTCTAATCAACCCTTGATGTAGACCGTTAGGGTTGGCAGAAAACACCCTACCAAATATTCTATTTACTAAAGATTTTTGCTTCTCGTCTTTGGAAATCAGGTTTGTCCCAGACTGCGCCAGGCTGAACCCAACTTCCGATGCCGTAGCAGGTTGGACCGTGGCAGGCTTAGTAGCCGTAGCCGTAGCTGGTTTACTAGCTTGTGGTGTAGTGGTCGTCGCTGCCGGAGCGGCGTTAGTCTTCCCCTGCAGAGGGTTTTTACTTGGCGAGCCATAAGCAGTAGCCCCCTGCCCGTTGATAGCATTAGCAATCTCTTTATTCTGAGGTGTACGACTCCATAACTCGAGATGAGCAATGTCGTTGGTCATTGCCCCGTAACTATCAGCTCTAAAATTGATGCTCTTCAGAGCTTTAGCTACTTCAAGGTTACCACCAAACAAACTTTGATGAGATTTATTAACCGATGCAACAGGGTCTGCCGCGTTCGCCGATGTATTAGTATTAGTCGCAACCTGATTTACGGGTGTGCCATTGCCGGTCTTTGCAACTTCTCTGGACGTTGTTATTTTCTGTGGATCCTTAATCGGTACAGCTTTTTTGTCTCCATTGATACTTTGTATTGCTCCAGCTGAAGTAGAGATGCTAATGGGATTAGTATTGTTAGCAGCCACGCCTGTACACAAGTTTCTATTATTGCCTTAAACTACAAAGGCTCGTCCGCGTGTCTATTTGACCAATCTATGGCTGACATAATCACCTTGTCAGGATCTTTATCCCAGTCCGCAAAAGCATCGTTAATGCTGACAGAATAAGCCACCCACAGATGGACCTGATACCCTGTAAGTTCTGGCATACGCGCCAGCCTCGATGTATTACGCCAGACACACTCATAGCGAGACTTCCCCTGCCCCTGGACAAAGTTCTGCACCTCCAACAAGATGGCGTTGACCTTAGCTCGTATAAAAGCTTTCTTAGACTTGGTCAGACCATCAAATAATCTCTGCTGCTCTTCTGGCGAGCCCCAACCAACATCTTTAGGCACACTGAGCTTAGACTGCTGCACAGGTTTTGGGATCGACTGAGTCGAGGTGATCTTTTTAACCAACTCCAGAGAAGTGGTTTGCTCGGGATTGATAAGAACAACTGAATTCTCGGTAGAGCCGAAGTACATCCGAGCTACGTCGACACAAACTCTATCACCACCTAAAGCGTATGCCAACCCTGTAGAGTAGGTTTTTGCCAAAGTGAAATCGTCGATCTTCTCGTCGAGGAAAAAGATTCCGCGTAACTTCGTATGTTCAGGAGTCGAAGAGAACGAGTGATGCAGCACCGTGAAGGTCAGCCCCAGTGCCGCTGCGGCTTGAGTAATTTCCTCTACGGTTCTGCCGTCGTCAAAATCAACCGCGAGGATCTGGCACTGTTCAAACAGGTCTTCTATACGTCTGCGTCTGCCCCAACTAGGGCAAGTGTTGAACGTGAATGGGCTCCAGGTCCGTCCGGAGGTGATTAGCTCGGCCAACGACACAGGGTCAAGAGACTCGACCACACAGCCCAGCCGAGAGCCCAAAACTCTCGTTTCAGTGCGGATGTTGCCGTACTTATCGACCTGTCCGTCATACTGTTTGTCCGGGTTAGGCTTGGATTGCCATTTCTCCCAGTCTGTGGAAACTTTGACTTGTTCCATTACAGTTTCTTAGGGTCGTAGTCGGGCTTGTACAGGTAGTTAGCATCTGTTCTTACAGCCAGGTTGGTGATCACATCAAGCTCTTCTTGCGGTAGCTGAGCTGTGAGCTTCTTAGCTAAGGCATAGATGCGATTACTCTCACCACGAATTCCTTCCCATGCCCTGACGATGTGTTGCATCTTCTTGGACATGCTGAATCCGTCTCTCAAGCGTAGCACAGAGAAAACACTCTCAATGGCCAGGCCGAGGTCTTTGTCATTTTTGTACGTATTGAAAGCTTCGTAGGACTGGTCAATACTACTCAGCAACAGTTTACGCTGAGCCCAATACGGGTGATTTAACTGCCGACTTTGTGACTCCCAGTCGGCTTTCATAATCCTACGTAGGTTATTAGCTCGCATATCTATCATAATAAACCTAGTGTTCTCTAGGATTTTGTTCATGGTACCCAAGTTAATCTCTGGGATGTAATTAGCTCCGTTACATTTCTGATCTCGTATGGCATAGCACAACATAGCCAGCCGGATAAAACACTCCAGAGCGTTTTTGTGAGTTGCAATCCTCAAATACGGCATAAGACTCTCTGAGTAGAAGTGTACATCTACACCCGAGTTGACTTTGTCCATGAAAAAGTCAGTACAATCACGTAACACCCGAAGATACAGACTCAGCGGGTCGGTATTATACTGTTCACACAGCCAGCGAATATGCGGGATAGGGTGCAGGTCATGGCCTTCAATCTCACTCATCTCTTCCATCTCAAAGACTTTGTACGTAGAGATCAATCCAAGACGGTTAATTGCCCCTGCATCGAGTTCGTAAGACAACTCCGGCTTGATTTCGTTACAGTTAGCCAAAATTACAGTATTAGCAACTACTTCAACAGCATCGACACCTTTGTTCTCGACTTTCTCCGTACCACCCGTTACAATAGACTTAAAGCTATGGGCCGTGAGCATGTCCTCAAGATTTTTGAGGTTGAGGTCGTCTTTGTACGCAAGATGCGAAACAATTACAGGGCCTTGGTTAAACTTACTCCCGAATTCTCCGATAGACGAGACGTTGTAACCGACGTACTGCATAGCTTCAATGATACCTGTCAATGTTTTAGACTTACCAACACTAGGTTCTCCGACAACAATACCAGCCTTTCTAAACCCGTGCTCGATAATCTTGTTAGTACCGGGGTGGACTGACCCTGTCCTACCTACACAAGCCCTTCCAATGATAAGTTTGAACATTTCCGCCTCGTACGGAGGGAAGATCTTAATGATGTCATCAAACTTCAGTGCCTGCAACTCAGGTGTAAACCAGCTCAACTCAGGGACATAAGCGTAAGTTTTGTTGCGAAAATCAGTGCCTTTCATCTCATCAGGAGAGTAGGCGATACCCAGTTCGTATTTCCCTCCGCCAAGACGTCTATGTACACGGGCCTTGACCGTCTCCATCCCGAGGATGAAGTCAGTTACTTCAGAGCTGCGTCCTGACCGGTAGATAATCAAAGCTTCGGCGAACTCTGAAACTTCGCGGGCAAGAGTGGGGAGATTGCGGGTGCTCCCGCTCGTAGGGTCAAGAAATTTCCCTTGAATCTCTGCTGCTGTGATTGAATTGGCAGGGACCAGAAAGGAAAACCATGACGGATAAACAATGCTTTTGGGTCCGGGGTGCTTAGAAGGAGTATATTGCTCGTACATGTCGTGAAACCCTGTTAACTTTGAGTCCAGGTTGAAGCGGAAGTAAACCCCCCGACTTTCCGACCAAAAGAGAAAAAGTTTATACTTTTCAGCCGGAGTCAGAGGGTTAAGCCCATTGCTCTGATTCGCAGGCATCTTCGCAGTTTGTTTTGCCATAGGCGTCCTAAATACCACGTCCGCAAAGCTCTTGAGCTTCGTTTTCAGCCGGTCCCTGGCCATTTTCATATTCCTGACATTATTGGCTAGCGTCTTCAGCTCCTCGGCGCTCAGAGTATCAGCCTGGGACTTGAGCATCTCAGTTTGGGACTTGAGCTGTTCTTTGAGCTTGTCGTCTTCGACCGCAGCTTCTTTGCACTTTTGGAACTCTACTTCATCGCGCAAGTTTACGCAGAATTTTTTGTTGTAACCACGCAATTCCGGGTTGGATTTTTCCTTGCGAACGGTCTCGGCGCGGACAAGATGATCAGCAACTTCTTCCGGTAGAGTTTGAACAACGGGGTAGCACAGCCCCGACGCTGAGATACGCGCAGCGGCAGCGGCTAGATGCTTGGAATTGTTCGATTTCGTATTAGAGTTCAACACATTAAGGAAGAACTTGGTATCGGCTTCAGACCATCCCCATACTTTATCTTCCTCGTACAGGTCAAAGAACCTCAGTGGGCTTCCAGGGCTGAGATTATCCCCGCTATCGCCAATCTCGACCTTTGTGGTGTAAGTCTCGCGAGCTGAAGTCATCACCAGACCTGCCTGACGCAGATAGTAGTCGCACACCTCGCGCTCAGAGCGAATCCGAGGCAGGTATTTAGCTGTGTTGCACCAGATGATGCCGTGTTCGTCTTTCACAAGCCCTTGCCAGTCCCCGTCCAGAGTCCCCAGCAGCAGGTAACGCTGCGCCAGAGGAGTGCACGGCAGAGCTTCGCGCTTCAACCGACAGAGCTTCCCGGCGATGTCATCGGCTTCGTAAAACGGCTTGACGTAGTAGTGAAAAGTAGAACCTGGGCTTTTGATATACTTCAGTCCTTCTTCTTCAATCTTGTCAAACAGACTAGGCTTGGAGCCACGCCCACCTTTGTACTCTGGCATGCCGAGTTTGAATGCTTCGATGTGGCGCCAGTACCCTTTACCGTTATACGATGCTTCCGCCATGTCCTCACCCATGTCATCTCTGGAGTCGTCTACTACAATGCAGACGTAATCCATTTGCGGCATCATGTCCGGCCCGCGATTTAGCTTATAAGCCCACAAACAGCGGATGATTTCCCTCCAGCGAGATTCGTTTTTCTCAAACAGGTCTTCAATCGGCTCGGCGTATCTGTTGATGTCATGAGCCATGACTTTAAAGTCAACAACATACACCGGCAGCAAAGACCCTGAGACTTCGCTCAGGTGCTCATAGAGCACATCTTGCAACAGGGTGCGGGTATAATCGTATTCCGGGAGGAATTTGCTGTTCATCCTCCTATTTTAGCACGGATCTATTACAGACCGAAGTATTTCTCCACGAGAACTTTTTGCAAGCGGACAAACTTCGCGATAGGGTAGTCGGTCTCCATCGCCCACTCCAGTAGGGTTTTGGGGCCAAGGTCTTCCATCGAAGCTAGCGGATTTTCGCGGAGTTTGTCTCCAGGCGCGATATAAAACCTCTCTCCGTCTCGGGCGACAATGAACCAGTCAGTGTCGTTGGAGAACTTTAGAGGCTTGGGCAGACGTTCCATCATCCGTTTTGGTCTCCGCGTTTCAGTAAGGGTAGGGTGCTCAGAGCCCAAGGGTTTTTACCTGGGCCAGTAGATCCTTTATCGTCACTACTCAGATCCTTAGTGTTCCCCTTCCCCTCAAGCTGTTCTTGTTTATTCTTTTGCATACGTTTGTAGATCGTCAAAGGAGAAGCTTTGGAGCCAGCAGGATCAGGTTCGCAAGCTGTGCCATTTGCTTTGGTGCCTGGAGGACATCGCTCAACTAACCCCTCGCTAGATGTTTTCAGTGTTTTATTGAAGCCAGTAGCACTAGGCATATCTCTACCAACCCTTGGAACTCCTTTAATTCCAGAGATTCTTGCCAGCCCACCAAGCCCGTCTTCATCGTACTCCTCCGTGTCACACTCACAAGCCGATTTTTCAGCATAACCGGGGTCGCCAAGTTGCGGAGCACCGCGATCCTGCAGAGCTTCCTTAGATACCCAGTCCCCAGCCGGAGCTACGCTCCAGTCAGCAGGTTTCTCAAAATTAGCCATTTTTATATGTTTACTACTCGTACTTTAAACGCCTTTGACCTGTTCCAAAGAATAGATCTTCCCATCGATTGTAACCGTCTTACTGGGATTTACGAGGGCTTGCTGCAATTCCTCGCAAGATTTAGGGTTGGATAACACCCTCTTCATGAGTTTAGTTACGTGGACTTTCATTGGAATGTGTACTGATGCCAGTCAGAATTGCCCGACTCAACAACATAAGTATGCACTTTGTTTGGTGGGGCTTTGGGACGAGTCTCTAAGACCATGCCGGTATGCTCCAATAGACGATCACCTTTGCGAACGTTGCAAGGCGAACAACAAACTACCAGGTTTTCCCACGTATCTTCTCCTCCTCGCGATCTTGGGAGTACGTGGTCAATAGTCAACGACCTGGTCGATCCACAATACTGACAGCGATGGCCATCGCGATGGTAAATACCAGCTTTGGTGGGTTTTTCTCGGCTTAACTTCGATAACGGCACTCTGACATACTGTACTAATCTGATCGTGCAATGGCTGAGCACCTCGGCTTTTTGCTTAAGCAGTAGTACAATAGCCCGCTTACCCGAGGTGATATTTAAAACCTCGTACGAGTTATTCAGAACTAAGACTTCTTGATGAGGTCTGAAGGGGGGTTTCATTTACTCTGTTACCAGTTCCTCCGCAGAATTTGCACTCGATTACAACGTTCTCCCAGTTACGAAGACTGTCCTGACGGAGGACAAACCCCGCACCGTCGCAATAAACACAACGTTTATCGCTGTATTCAGGAATCAGAACTTGAGGGATTCGTTGCATGATCGGTCCTCACTTGGTTGTAATTGACCTTGTCCATCAACGCAGATACAATGTCATCTCCAGACACACCGGCATAAGCACATACCGCAGCGAAGATGATTAACTGATCAGCAAGCTCAGTAACAAACTCTGACCTCATCTGAGGATCTTGCAGAAACCCTTGCTCTTTATCCCCCTTCCACCTCCGCCTTTTTACCTTGGACCGGGCCTCGATGACTTCTTCGACCAGATGAAAAAGGTACTCGTCAGTCCTGCTATACCTTTCACCGTCAGTATAGTCAGCAATAGGCCAACGCTTTCCACCGTGATCGGCAGACGCACACTCATATTTATCCTGCAGAGCAACCTGACGGTTGATAAAATCTGCAAAGTCAAACGTCATCTGGAGTCTTTAGCTATTGGTGTATTATAGCACGCCGCAGAGAGTTTTGACAACAACGCCTGTCTTCTTTTCTTCGCATCGCGAAGTGCCTGAGGACGCAGTGTCCTCTTCGGGTCTTTGCCTGAGTTGTGGAAGCGATTGGGAACGGTGTTAGCCATTGTAGTAAAAGCCCTAGGGGTTCACGGAGTTAAACGGGGCAGCCCCCTAGAGCAGTATCCCACTGCCCCAGCACACACTAGCCTTGACAGGCCAAGCAGTCAACCTCTTCGGCAGTGCCGGGGTTAAAAACTTTCTGTAACGTCTTGCTAAGCAGCTTGTGCTCCAGGTCGCTACAGCCGCCTACGAACTCGTCTCCCAGCCAGATCTGAGGTACGGTGGCGTAGGGGAATTTCTGTCCAGGCCAGTCATTCGGGTGTTTTTCAACAATAGGATACCCCTGAGCTTTGAGTAACGACTTAGCCCGGTCGCAATAAGGACAACCAGGTTTGGTGTACACCTTGGCAGTAGGCTTAGACTTCTTCTTAACCAGCAGAGAGCTGGACTTGAGGTAGTAAAGCCCCTTAAGACCTGCATGCCATGCAGACAGATGCAGCTTATACAAGTATTCCGCACTGCACTCTGGGTCGACAAATAGATTGACTGACTGTCCTTGAGACACAAACGGTTGTCTATCTGCAGCTTGCTTGACGATCTCAAACTGGTCGATCTCAAAGACAGTCTTAAAGACTTCACGAGCATCAGCACTGAGAATGTTTGTCAGATGCTGCACAGAGCCCCTCGCATCGAGAATGGACTGCCAGACAGAGCTGGTGTTATGCCCGATTTCTTCTAGATACTTCTCCAGATACGGGTTCTTGCGAGTAAACGTACCTTTGGCTTGCTTAGCTGTGTAATAATTAGCATTGATCGGTTCAATACCTTCCGACACAGCACCGCAGATAGATGAATTCGTCTTGGTCGGGGCAATTGCAGTGATATGAGTGTGTCTAACCCCGTTACCTTCGCACCATTCCGGTTCACCGTACTCAACGGCCATATCCTGAGAAGCCTTTAGGGCCATATCATGGATGTACTTGTGAGTCTCAATGTTCAGCTCCCGAGCTTCTGGCGATGCAAAGGGCAAACCACGAGACTGGTACAGAGCATGAAGACCCATCGTCCCTAGACCGAGAGCACGAGACTTCTTGGCAAACCTTACCGCACGTCCCAAAGACGGAATCCTGTCGGCTTTGTTGATAAACTCTTCGACAACTGCATCTAGAAAGTACACAGCGAGTTCCGGGGCGGTTTTACCAGTATTGGCCCCGCGCCAGTTCCTCCATTCGTCGTACTTGGCAAGATTCAGCGACGAAAGAACACACACGTATGTATGGTTTTCATCATTGTATAGATAGATCTCGTTGCAAAGTTGAGATGACTTTACGTTAAGCCCACGCTGGACATAGCACTCAGGGTTGGCATTATTGGCATTGTCAATGAAAGTGATATACGGAGAACCGCTGATCATTCTCATCTTCAGAACCTCACCAAACAGCTTCTTTTTCTCAACATCTCCCCTGAGCATCTCCTGGATCCAAGAATCTTCGATAACTACTGCGATGTTGCTATCGATAAAGTTCCTGGGGTCACCTTGCGAGTGGTCTTTAGCACGAAGCAACTCTGGCAGATCCGGGTGAGAGATTGGCAGATACATTGCAAAACTACCCCTACGTACACCACCTTGCGATACGACAGACGCGCACTGATCATATTGACGAGCCCAAGGGACAATCCCAGTGCTTTTACCTCCACCGGTAATAGGTGACCCAGATGGTCGGATATCGCCAAAATACACCCCTACACCACCGCCGTTCTTACTTAGCGCAGCAACTTCCTTGAGGTGTGAATAGATACTCTGAACACTATCGGAAATGGCTACGCCAAAACAACTGATAGTAAGCCCCCTGTTGGTACCCATGTTGCTAAGCACAGGAGTAGCACCGCCGAAATAACCTCGCCAGAACATCTCAAAAATATCTTCTTCGATGTCGGGAAAAGCTAGAATTCTCGCAGCGGTGTTAGAGACCCTACGCCACATGTCCCTAGGGGTTTCCCCAGGCATGAGATATCCGCGAGACAGAGTGTCAATCGCTTCTTGGGTCATCCAGGCAGGAACTTGTTCAGTGGTCATCAGTAGTTAGATCGGTGAAGTTTTCCGTTGTCATAGGCTTCTTCCACATTCTCAGCACGGGAGCCCCAGCTAAGATTGGAAAGTCTGTTATCATGGCCATTGTCCCCACCATGGAGGATAATGATGTGGTCTCCTGCTGGTTTAGGTGGACCGAACAGGGCCATGACCATCTGGTGAATAAAAGGCTCTTCTCGATACGCAGTGCCGTTGCGTTCCCAGGTCAAGTTGTATCTAAGGTGACCTTTGCCATCGCTACGGGGACGCCTGATCATGTAAGTTCCGTCTTTTTGGTCGCGTCTGACACGACCCATATTGGAAACCTCATACGGACTATCTTTCCAAGGCTTCCAAAGCTCTTGCTGAAGGTCTCGTTGGTCGAGTTCAGGAGGCTCGTCCATGGACACTGTCTGCCGTTGCCTCCAGCCTTCTGGTACTACTGGTCTCAGATGGTCCATGAGTCACGGACCTCCTTTTTATTTTTCATGTGGTTTCTGGTAGCTTGAGTCAGTAGGGTGTTCGATGCCGGGTCCGTGATCAGATAAGCCGTCCCGTGCTCCTGTTGCATGATTTGTTTGTTGTGGTCTGGAATGGGATGAGTTGCCATGTTGATGAATAATCCAGAAATCGTGTGCGGAATCCGCGTCTAGGAAAGTTCTCAGCCCGTATTCAGTCATTAAAACCCAGACTGGGTCTGGTTTTCCATTTTGAAATACAGGGTAAGGACCGTCTTTCATGGGATAGACAGGTCCAGAGTTGTAAGGTCTACGGACATAAAATCCTGATTGGGTTTGGCAGTATAAGACGATCCTTCTTTCTTAGTTTTGAAGAAGTCGTGACTAATAGCACCACGAACCATGGGGTCAAACCAACCGGAGATTCTCGCTGCGCCTTCGATTTCCTCAGGAGTTAGCGTAAAAATAGGCTGGAGACGAAGTTCTACGAGTTTATTGTTAGCCCGAGACTTCAAAAACCCTTTGAGATCGCTTTTATCTAGAGGGACTTGACCGTGTTCGGAGAAAATGTTATCGATAAATGCGATTTCGTTATTGACGATTACCTTGAATCCTTCGTAAATCGCTTGAACCTCCTCGTCGGTAATACCAACTTCGTCTACAAGGACTCGGAATAGCTCACATCCGGCCGAAGAGTGAGTATCTTCGTCAAGGCAGGACCAGCTAATCAAGCTGTTGATACCGGTATAACGGCCGTCTTTAGTGAACGATAGCAAAATCGCAAAAGAACTGTATAGCGACACTCCTTCACCCGCCCCGCTAAACACAGCTAGGGAAACTTTGTCCGATGCACACTCTCTGAAGAACATTGAGACTTTCTGCAGAGCTACGGGGTCGGAGATAAACTCTTCATACTCATCTAACCCCAGCTCGTCGCTCAAGTAGTTATATGCAAAAGCATGAATGGTTTCAAACGTGCTAAATGCACGAGCCATGGCCTGGATTTCAGGCTTGGGGAACATCTCACAGACTTTCGTACCCCAATAGCATTGGATACCCAACTCCATAGAGGTAAACCCCTTGAGCACACCGGCAATCAGTTCACGTTCGGCTTGTGTAGAGTTAAACTGCCAGTCACGAACATCGGAGTCAAGAGGTACTTCTTGATGTCTCCATACAGACGCGATGGTTTTCTCGTAGATTTCAGCAAACTGCGGGTAGTCAAATCCCCCTTTGGTTTTTAGAACCATCGGGTTGTGTTCAAGAATCGAGGGCATTGTTTTTAGATACAAAAATTCATCAGAGCTCTGGGCCCCTGTAACCCCCGACCCTTGGCCGGAGGTCAATTATATCACAATTAAACCTATATGTCGAGTTAAAGAGATTTAGGAATCTCAGACTCGGGGCTGCGCATTCTCAGCTGAGCCAGGATAGACTCGGGCAGGGAGACATTAAGAATCTTGAACGCATCTTCAAGAGCTGCTGCGCGTAAAGAACGCTTAGGACCACGATATTCCTGGTCGTCTTTAATGTTAGGGACTACAACGTAGAACTTATCCTCGTCCTCGTCGCGAACGAGGTAGTAATTACGGTAGTTCTGGTGACCTTGCTCGACAACCTTATGTCCTGCAGGGATGTCGACTTGCCCAGCGTCTTTAACAGCCCCGCCCTTGGGTTTATCTCGGTTCTCGTCTTCGCCTCCGAAAGACGATTTAAGCCCCGAGCCAACTTTCGCAGCGCCATACTTACCCTCGGGGTCAGTCCCGTAGTGCGCTCCGGTGTATTTCTCCTTCTCAGGCTTATCAGCAAGAAGGTTTTTCTTGTCGTCGTAGAACGTCCAACCCTCCGGCTTAAAAATCTTCTTGTCCATGCTGAATTATCTGTCTATTGTAGCTTTAACCGGATAAAAAGAAAGCCCGCGTTTGACGGCGGGCTCTTTACGTTAACCAAACCAGTTAGGTTCAGTCGAAGTTCAAGTCTACCCCGTCTTCCGGAGCATCTTCAACTGCCGAGAGCAGGAGCACGGCACGAATGTACCATTTGCCATCATCCTTTTGCTCCTTGGAGCGCAAGGTGAGTGTCGCAGGACGCTCCTGAGTGATCTCGGGTTTGGTAGCCAGCAGAGGTTTAATGCTGCTGTGAGCCCAAACGGAACACACCTCCCCTGCATTGGGGTGGTCTTGAATAAGGATCTTGTAAGTCACGCCGTAGCGCGTCTTGCAGGGGTAGTAGGACACCACACTGTAAGGGGTATCCAGTTCAAGATCCTTGAACTCGCACTCGTTAGTGGCTTCAAGGCGCCCACCGCCACCCTTAGGGGCTACCTGCTGGACGATCTTGGCGATCTCCTCAGGGGCCTTTTTGAGCATGACGCCCATAGACTTGGCGTCAGGGTGGTTGTTCCAGTCGTTGAACCGAACAGCAATGGGCAGGACTACCTGGCCATCACCAGAGGGGTCGTCAACAGACACGAACAGGGCCGAGTCTTCTCCACGTCCGCTGAAATTGAAAGCTCCGAATTCAGCCTCGACTTCACTCCCGTCGTAACGGGTGAACTTGCCTTTGGTGGCGTTGAGAGGGATGAACCGGTTGCCCCATTGGATGTAGAGACTATCCGGGTTGGTTCCTTCGACTTCGGAGTTACCTGCCTTGAGGACAGGACCGAAGAGTCGGGAATATGCGCCGTTGTCAGCTTTGATCAGGAACGTGTTCTCCTCCATGGAGAACTCTTCGCCAGACAGGTAATTGAAGACGACACCGAGCTGGTTACGCATATCCCGAGGGAGGTTTGCGTTAGGCAGAGCGGTGTACGGCTTTTTGTACTCGCGTCCGGACAGAAGGACCAGCTCAGGGGAGTTGGTGCTCACGTTGATCGTTGTAACCTTGAAAGCAGCAGTCATTTTGTGTTTAATCTCACGGGTGTCAATAGTGGCGGTGGTGAGGGTTTCAGGCCCCCTCCTGCTCACTGAAGGTATTATAAGGCGTTTTTCAAAAAAACGCAAGGGGGTTTATAGAGATTTCTCTGCGAGGAAAATCTGTGCCTCCAGGCGAATCTCATAAAGCTGTTTGCTGATCGGATTTAAGGGGCAGAGCGGGGGGATGTAGAGCACCAGGGTGTCTCCGTACCAGAGCTGACGCTCAAACGGGCACTTGGCCGGAATCCTGTCGACCCAACGCTGAGCTAGCTCGACGGTCCACGTCTGAGGTCGCAACCACGGTAGACGGACTTGCGGGAGCTTCTCGCAAAAAGCCCCCCACGAACGAGGTGGGCGGGCTCGGCTACCCGAGGTAGAAATTGAAGTGAGCATTAAGCTACGCGGCAGATGAATGCCAGAGCATAGTACGGAGGGAGATTCTTGTCCGTACCAGAAACAGCGTCTGTAGCGTCTCCGGTTGTGAAACCGTGCGTGTGTGAAGGTGCTTCACTGGTTGTTGCAGGTGCATTTTGATTAGCACGAGGGCTTACGGCAACAGCGCCTTCGGTGTTAACGTATTGGGCTTGATCGTAACTATGGGTGTGTGCTCCTCCTCCGTCGGTTGTACCGGAGTGAGTATGGCTAACAACCACTGCGTCTTTGGTACCACCGTATAGAGTAGCTGATCCGGTCACGTTGGTAGTCGGTGTGACGTTAGCCCCTGTAGATGCACCGATAATAAATCGGTTAGACAGGTTAGGTACAGCAATACCGTTAATAGTTTGAGACGTATTACATAAAGCCCACCCTGTCGGTACGTCACCACCGTAACCAGTCCACATAATAATCCCACCGAGCGGGGTGAAACCACCATACGTCGAAGAAACAGAGATTACGAATTGGGTAATAGGGTCTCCACCACCAGGAGGGCTTACTGAGTTCTCAGTAACCACAATACCCGTACCTGCACCTACTGAACTACCGAATCTGACGTTGAGTTCGTCTGCAAGGTCTTTTGCTGTAACTACGACCTGACTAGCAACCCCGCTGTATGTGCTTCCAAAAGCACCTCTGATCTCCTCTGGTTTGGCAATCTGTACCAGACCAGCTTTGTTCTTAGTGGCATACACACCAGGAGGGTTTGTAGCACTAGCTGTCACCTCACCAGTGGTCAGAGACTTAAACTGTGTGTCAGGACTAAAGAAGATCTGTGTACGACGACCAAAAATCACAGAGGAGTCGTCTTGCAGCAGTAGGCTAGACCTAATGATTACATTACTAAAGACCTGATTAGCTACCGGTGAGTCGTTTACGCTAGACTGCAGAGGAATTGCAAACTGCTCGCCGGACCTGAGATCGAATACTGTCGTACCTATGAAGTAGCTACCTTCTTCGTTCATGCCCGTGGCATAGACTCTACCACCAGCGGATTCAGAGATTACCTTGGCAAGGGCAAAGTCTCTATCCAAAGGATCTCCCTGGTAAATAGGCAGAGAGGTATCGTAGTTAAGGTAGCCTGTCCATTCCCAGGTGTGGTTAGATGCCCTAATCGTCGAAGGACGACGTAAGTTGATAGCAATACCCTCGTCTGCACCAGACTCAGTACGGATGGAGATACTGTCTGTAGAAGGTTCGATAGGTGCCGATGCCCACACCCCCGGTCTAACAACAATAGACTCCAGGCACTGCTTAGTAATAGAATCTGCAGGGTCTTCTGTCAGTTCAGGCTCGTCATAGTCCTGGACAGGGTAGATATTGTTCGTGAATACCCGGCGAGAGTCAGAGCCTTTGGTTAGCAGAGTAACATATTTACCCGAGGTAGGGGTTTCGGTAGTACCAGGGGTGAGATACTCCTCGTAGGTACGGATTTGGGTTACAGTGACCGGGTTGTTGGACAGCTCCGAACCAGCGTTAATTGCCTCACCTACCTGCCGCTCAAGGACGTAAAAACTCTGGGGCTTTCTGACACCGTTGGCTTTGAAATAGCCACTTAGAACGGTTTTATAGATCCTCTCATCATTAGTTCTCTTGTCCAGACCTCTGATGATCTTAATTGAAGACCCGTTAAAGAAGAAGTCCAACACGGTATACTGGTTGGGTTCAGAAAGCTTATGTCTAAAAGCATAATCGAATTTCTTTAGCAGGTAGTCAGCACCAGGAGTAGTGGTTTCTACAATACCTACGGAATCTAGTTCTACGTACCATAGTTCTTCGACTGCGTCCCAGACAAAGATTTTAGACCTGTCATCGAGATTTTCCCACCCCGGAGAGGTATTCTCAGGAAGACGAATGTTACCAGTATACAGGATAGAGTTACCGAATTCGTCAAACCCGTTGACGTACATCCTTTTTCTATTGGGTCTGGCCGAACCACCGGCTAGCTCGTATACACCTGGAGTTACGGTAGATTCTTTGGTGTAGGAGAACTGGTTATAGGAAATACTAGAAGCTTTAGGTGGGCTGCTTAAGGTAAAGGGGCTAGCTGAGTTACTATTCCGACAATACAGACGGTAAATGCTCGGCATTGTGCCGCCAGGGCCTTGGTTATCAATAATATAATTAAGGGTGAGGTCGTAGTCAACAACCAAGCTGGTGCTAATCTCAGCATCTTCTAGTGTTGGGACTTCCAGATCATAACTGAGCGGTAGAGGCGGGATAACCTCAAGCAGTCTGGTTCCAGCGTAAGGACCGGCAGGAATACCTTCGTCTTGGCTGAAAGGTTTGTTCTTGTAACCAATAGCCTTAAGTGAGGTATCACCAAAGTCCGAACATGAGTTTGTAATAGATAGGTCGCCACCGTTTTCTGCTACGAAGTGGTCGGAGTTGCCAATAACAAAACAAGATACGATCTGAATTACGGCGTCGTTACTGCATCTGAAACCGACGTTCCGATACTTAAACTCATCGGTAGTGCAACTACGATAGCGTTTACCAACTTCTTCTGAGTTAGTCGGAGGGTTATCATAGTATGTGTTAGATGTGAAGCAATTAGGATCGGTTTGTAGACTGACTTGCGTGAAGTTAGCAGTCACCATGGACCGGAATCCTTCGACAAGGGCTCCATTAGCCCACAGACCGTTAAGACCAAAGATCGATCTGACAGAACAATTGAAGACGTAAGGAGACGAAGACCGAGTCGAGTTAACGTCAGGAAGATCCTTTAGTACGTTGGGCGAATCCTGCGATGCGATCTTAGACGCACCAGGGAAAGCCAGAGGGGACCCTGCTCTGGAGTCGGCACCAGGCAGACCGGTTTGGTTTTCTTCGGTATCTTGATGCTTTAATGCCGAATCAGAGGGGACCGGGGATACAATAGTATACTCAGCGCTCAGATACTCCAGACCGTCGGAATTCCATCCATCAAGCTCTGAGAATAAAGAATTAATCTTTACATAGTAAGAGACCTCACCGTTAAGACCAACAAGCTCGTCTTTAGAAGCAAAACCAATAGCTGTTACTGTATTGTGAGTACGAGAATGTTGCGGGTTGTCAGTAAAAGTGATTAGCGAGACGTAGCTACCACCAGTCAGCTTAAAGATCGAAGTCCGGTCGGTTTGAGGGTTATTTTCTACAGGGTCAAGTACTGGGATGTACATAGGACGAACCCTGACTTTACGCAGGTCCGTACCGTCAATACTCACACCTCTGGGGACAACCAAACCACCCTTCGATGGGTTTACAACAGCGAGGTAATCGTAAAACAGGGTATCTCCCAGGGAGAATTTACCCCGGACGTACTCCAAGGTAACAGTCCACAGCGAAGAAGTAAGGCTTTCTTTTTCAACTCTAGTGATATTACCTACACCCCCGCTCTGGGAGTAAATTACTCGACCAAGATTAAAATCATTAGGAGGTTGAGTAGAAATAGCATTGAGGGAATCGATCTGAATCCTGACACCTTTATCAATATTAGTTACACCTAAAATCTGATACGGAGTAACTACTCTCTGAACCAGACCAGCAGAAGACGTCAACCCAGGAGTACTCGACACACCTGGAGAGTTGTCTACATAGTAATCACCAGGAGCTAGCTCGATGACCATACGGTCATACCTGTCATTATAAGCCCCGGTTCTGTGACTTTCTCTAGCAGCTTCGATCAGAGCGCGTTCAATGGTACGGAACGGGCGGTCCTGGGCGAAACCGGTATTGCTAAGAGAGTCATCACCGACAGTAGGGTCTACATAGATGATGTTCCGGACAGGCGAGCTGGACAGAGTACCGGTTCTATCACAACGAGGGGTAGAAGGTACGGTAATAAGCCCACCTTGACCATCTGCGTAGATAGCTACACTATCATAGTATTGCTTGTAGCACTTCCCACTACCAGGTTCGTATTGATAGACCGCTTGTGCAGGGTTGGGATATACCGGGGGTACGATCTGCCCGTCAGGGCACTCGTTAGGTAGTCTCTCTCCGATAAACTCTTTACCACCACAACTCAGGAAAGTACCGAGTACAGGTGTGCATTCATCGCCAGGAGAAGCTTCAAATCTCCAAGAGTTAGTAGCCTCGTGGTAGAAAAGTTCCAGATGAGCGTCTCTAATGTTGACAATCCAGTCGTCTACTGAGTCGTTGATCCTTACTTCTTCGTCAGGAGACCTGAGAATAACAGGGTATCTTTCAAACGTGCCAGAAATATCAGCAATAGCAATCCTGTCAGAGTCCTCCGCAGTTGCAGGCAAAGTGAGGATGATAGATCCATTAGACGTATCAGCAATTACCCGGTCCCAGACCGAGATCTGATAAGAATCACTTTTGATGCTAGTGTTCTTAAGATTCCGGGGGTAGGTGTTCAGATTACCGATGTGAACTGAGGGCCTTAAGTCAATATAGCCATTGCCAGCTACCTCCCCATCGACTACAAGCAGCTCGTCCTGATTAGCATTGAGTACTAGCTTAGCCAGAGCAACATGCGGAACCGACACAGACGGCAAAGAAGATCCCACACTAAGGGTGAGAACCTCTTGAGTCTGGGCGTTTTCTTCCAATACATAAATATAATTCTCTTGTAGGCCGCTGACTAGCTCTACGGTCTGTCTTGCCCAAGAAGCTTTTGTACCGTCGCTCAGAATGATCGTACCTGCTTCGACAGTGACCCCGTACCCGCCAGGTACAGGCTTGAGAGCCGGGGGACCTTGAGTTACAACCTCAGCAGTTAGGTCATACCCCAGCACAACCCCATCGTGAGCTAATCTGCCAATCCCTGTCTCAGGCTCTACTTGAGGACGGGAGATCTCCCAGTCTTTAATCGAGTCTCTCTGCCTAATGTCCCATGCCCCGGTCTCTGAAGTGGTAGGCTCAGAGAAAAAATCAGCACGCTGGGAATCACCGTCGAAAGAAGAACCTTTCTGAATTTCAGAGAGGAAGTCCTCGTTAACAATGGTGCCGTTTTCAAAAGTGATTTTATTCATAGTTTAGAGAGAGCTTACCCAAAGGACGCGACCAGTCCAGCTTTGATTAGGACCGAAAGAACTTAATTCGACTAGAATGGACCTACCGGCAGACTTGTAAAAGTCGATAGGATTGCTACTGCTGCCACTTTCATCGCGAGGATCCCATAGAGACTTTAAACCCCAATTTACCGGAAAATCAAAATACTCCGCGTAGGGAATACTAAGAGGGCTCTGGGGAAAGCGCATCAAGATGCGGACTTCGCTATAGTATCCTGCTGGGATAAGAGAGGGGTCAGGGTTTGCAATCGGTAGATTGATCGTATTGGTTACGTCGATATCGGCGTAGTTAGATACGAAAAGATTACTGATAGGGCGGTTCTTGACCGCACCCCCTAGTTCTAGGGGTACACCTGTAGGGTCGAATACCCAAGACCTTGCGTCTGCTGTGTTAGTGGCAATCTCCCCGTCCAGACCATCACCGATAAACGGCTCTTCTCCGCTCAAAGACGTCGTAGAATTCTGGTATAAAGCGTCTGCCATTCAGGGTTTTCACTAACTTACTTTAACCGTTTAAGTTGTATATAGGGAAGCATTCCGTGAAGTCCAATTTTGCTACGGATTCTTACAGCACTGCTGGGGGGTTAGCAGCCGTTGCTTACAACGACCCGGACTTTTTTCGCGAAGTTAAGAATCAAATTTTTCAACAGTCCCCGACCAGTGATCTCGACCCTAATCTACCATCGTCTTTGTTCAGTGGAGCGTTCGACCAGGGGGACAAAGTACGTCAACTAATCGAACAAGGGCTAGACTCTTTGGCGAATTCTTCCGAAGATTTTAGTGACTGGCTCGCCGTTAACGAAAGGCACACGGTAGAAAAACTCTCCAAAGACATAGAATCTTCGTTATTGCAGGAGTTCGACAGACTGTCTAGCTATACAACCCCGTTAGAAGGATACGTCAGCAGTGCACTTAACCAGCTAGGTCTGTCTATCAGCCCGGATCTAATCCGGTCCTGCACAGAGACAATCTCAGAAGTATTCAGATTAGATCCACGCATTGGTAGTGACATTGACGACATTGTTAGCGTGATGGACAATAACCCGTTTACTAAAATCTCCAGTGTGCCCCCGGATACTATCATTGCTATAGATAACTCCGCCGACCTCGACAAAGACTACAGAGGAGTTAGCATAACAAACGGATATCTAACTCCAGCAGATTATTACAATAACGTCGGATTCCCCAAAAACCTCAAAGCTGCTGCTGAAGCTGGGTATGTAGGTTACCCCCAGACACCCCTTGAGTCCTTATTTAATCCAGCTGCATCGACGCCTCTCGGTAGTGAAGGAGCAACAACTACTTACCTGCCTCAAGCTCTGGCAGAGTTGTCTTCTGAATCGAATCTATCCCAAGCCGACAGAGACTTGTATAACCTTAGCCTCATGGCTATCGACCTTAAAGGTCTTACCTCATACGACCCTTCCACTATGTCTAGTGGAGATTTACTGGACATCAGTCTCCTACCTAAGTTTGACCAACTTAACATGGACTCCAGTTCCGGTTCCATACCTTCTGCACGATAACCCCAACTATGTCTGACATTTACGGGCCCATTCTGCCCCTGCAACTTGATCCCCGCAACCTGACGGACATTGTCAGAGCAATTCAGACCAGAATTTATCTGGAATCCGATGGTAAGCTCAATGACTTCACCGCAGCTTCGCCCCTGTCGGCAATTTCTGAAGGGTTTGGTTTCGCCCAAGCCGAATTGCTATATTATCTTAATAACTTGCCCGAGGCATTTAGTCTGCAGTGGCTTCGACAGTTGGGTGTACAACGTAGAGTAGGATCTCGCGCCATGGCCGAGGTAACATTTTATAGGGCAGTAGGCTATAGCCGAGCGGTTATTATCCCACCAGGCACCAAAGTCTACACCGGCAGTGGCCTAATGTTTACCACATTATCTGAGGTCAGATTGGTAGGGTCTACTGCGACTGGTACTGTTGTGTCCGAAAAGTGGGGTTCTGTGTATAATGTCTCAGCAGAAGCGATCAACAAGATCGAAAAGAACTTTCTAGGTCTGGAATCACTAGGAAATACCGACCCAGCAGTAGGCGGAAGAGATCTTGAGACTCTGGACGAGATGAAACAAAGAGCTTTTGAGGTTCTTAGTAGGAGAAATATAACCACTGCGGCGGATTTTGAAAACGAGATCAGAACAGTTGCTCCTGAGGCTGAAATCTTAAAGGTACTTACTTACGAAGAAAGGTTTAAACTAGACCCTCAGAGTTATGGAAAAGTGTTGGTGGTTGCTGGTACTGCGACAGGGCAGGCTATTTCAACTCCGACTATCGGGCTGATCTCTGATTCACTTAGGAATAGAGTAACACTGGGTACTACGGTATCTGTTGTCTCTCCTAATGTTATTCCGCTGACGTGTTCGCTGGAGATTTTCTACAACCCTTTAGTAAATACCACATCAGTAGATAATCTAGCTGCGGAGGCTTACCAAGTTCTCGTAGACTATCTAAACCCGCTATACCTTGGTCTGGGGCAGGATCTCTTGTATCAACCTTTGCTGCGTGAGGTCTACAACATGACCTTTGTAGATAAGGTAGGAGTTTTCGATACCAAAGTAATGATTAGAGACACAACAATATTAGATGGTATTTGCTTAGGATTCTCCGGGACTGAGACCGAGACAGAATGTCTATATAATTACGAAGCCGTAGTTAACAGCGACAACCAGACTTACACCTCACCAGACCCTGCTTCGTCTTACAGGTTGTACAACGCCTACATTACTTTGACTTCGTCAATTGATTTCTCATCCTTAACTTATAGTTATAAAGAGCTGTATCAACTATGATTTGGGACTCCACACGTAGTGTACCTGTCCGGTACGAGAATAGTTCGTTTGTTTCTGGAAAACTTACGATTGAGTTTGATAGGACCAAATATACAAAAATATCCTCTTTTTCTCACGGCAGATTTCTTTATTTGGTCAGAGACCTCAACCCAGCCAGAGATGACGTAATTCCAGACTATGCAGAGGTTAAGAAAACCTATCTAGACCAGACCATCATCTCTGCTGAGCAAGACGGTAGCTATAAAGTGTTTGGACATGGTGCTACGTCACAAGCAAGACAGACTGAGAATTGCTCAAGAGTAGGACTTACTTGCGAATCAGGCAGCGGGACTGATACAGAATGCGATGCGGGCAAGTGCTTAAGGGGTCACATCATCAGGTCTGGTAAGAAGTGGCAATTTATCGGATCGGATAGCTCGTCTTATTATATGTTTGCTGAAAACGGCAAGCTAACCCTGAAGCATTTACATAACACAGTTAGCAGATATACAACTATATATACCCCTCCCAACACGTACCTAGATCCTAATTTTATTCGCAGCTCTGTTCCTTCTCATAACTCTGGGATAGACGATAGTAAAGATAAGTTCTGCCGTAAGTACCTCAACATGGAAGGAGTTGTGGAAGATAATGTCAAATCTGACCTGTTTGACCTGGGTCAACCTTGGCTGGATTTGGCTTATTCTATCATAGACTCGGCAAGGGCAACTTATGTGTCAAACATAGCCTTTTTGAAGAAAGTATATGACGACCTGTCCTCCCTATTTAGCAAGGCAATTCAAGAAACCCCTAGTTCGTTTAAGCCTTCGCGCCTGACAGAATACAGTAGTAGCATGGCGAGACCCATCTACAATAGACTCCCTAGTTCTTCTGGTGCATATTACTCTGACAGCGGAGATACTGTAGCTAAATGGCTAGTAGCAGGTGGCGATGAAGAATTGAGCGTTGCCAAAGATCGTATCTCTAACTTTTATTCCGACTACCTCGACCCTGATACCTGCTATCCCACCTACTTGGACTGGTTAGCTCAGCACATCGGTCTATTCGGAGTTCTCTGGGATCTTCAATGGACAGTGCCAGTAAAACGAGCCATGATCAAAAATGCCTTTGGCTGGTGGGATCGTGAATTTGATGGCAGCAATCACAAGTCGAAGATTCTCGGCGAGTTTCCCTTCAATTCCAGCTCAATGTGGGGAACAGAGGACACGTATAAGTACTACAACTCATCGGAAATTGGCAAAATAGTCGTAGACGGAACTGAAATTGTAAAATCAGACAGATTTGTAATCAATGTAATCAACACTACTACTCACACTCTTAGTCTGGATACAGCTCCGGTGATTGTATTCAATAAAGCGGACTGGAATGGCCTAATCGAAGCTAAAGGTAGCATACTGTGTTTTGCTTTCTTAGTGTCAGTTTTTGGTTTAAAGTCACACGACTCTAGAGAATTAGAGGTTGTGGATAAGGCTAAAAACCTTGTCAAGGTCAGGTCCGGCCTTAGAGAATCTGAGTCAGACGCTGCACCTCTGATGCCTTTCAAACTGAATCACATACAAGTCGGAGGGGAATCGGACCTGGACTCCAGGAACATGGTCAACCAGCTAGTTTGTGGTATTAGTCGGGTCTGCGACAATAAGGCCGACAAGACAGTCATTCTTCGGGTACCCTTCTATTACAACAGGGGCGGTCGTAGTTGGAACAAAACACAGTACATCGCAGATGCCTGGATGCCCAACAATATCAACTGCAGAGTGCAGTATGGGTACCTAGCCGCAGGGTTGTGGGCAGTAGGCGATGCTTTCTTCAAACCTGAAATCGTAGATGTATGAATTCTAACTTTTTTCAAGAACTTCAAAGAGTAAGAGAAATGACGGCTAGGACTAACGAAGTCCTAGGACTACCGTATTCTGATATCTTCAATGAAGAAGCAACAATCTACGCCGTAGCAGACCCTAAACAATTGGGTCGGGTAAAAGTTCAGTACAATGACGGCATTGTAACAGATTGGTGCTACGTTTTAGGGTCAGGGAGGGGGCAGTTAACCGCACAATTTATCGGATCAAAGTGTCTTGTAGCTAAAGCTTCTGGAAATGCCGAGAATGCCTTTGTATTAGGTATCTTTAATACAAGTGCTAACTATGGTCAAGTAGGCAACCCGTCTCAGATTCCCATTATTAGTGACCAGACCGCTCTATTTGCTAACCCTGACGACGGCGGTTTGAAGTGTCATAAAGGTAATGGGGGTAGACAGTACATATTGTCAGGGGAGATGGGACAAGACCATATTATTTGCATGCAGAGAAATATCCCTCAAGTCGATGGTACATCTGAAGAAGTCTGGTCGTGGAAATCATTAACTCATAGTAAGTGGATTGATAAAGGATATGACCCTGGAGCGGCCAAAGAACCTTTAGCAGCGACTAACTATAAAAACAATCCCGGTATTCCTAAGTGTGATAAGGGCATGCTGGGTGAAATCCATGAGTTCAGCGAAGATAGAAATTTCAGGTCTTACTTTATTACCTGTGTACAGAACGAGGACAGAGGGTATAGCTGGGTTCCTATCTCCAGTACACCAACATTTTTCAAAACTACTCTGCCGAAATGTAATGATAGTATTCACGGGTTCAACGCCATACTAGATGACGGTGGCAATTCGGAGTTCATTGTGTGCAGCCGGTATCAGGGCAAAATGCTATGGACAAAACAAGGCCAAAGAATACCGATCAAATTCCACAAACTAGACGCACCACTTTCTAAGGAGAAGTTTTTATCGTCTTACAAACCCATTCCTGCTCTTAGCCTGGAAGGGGTAAGTCAAGACGTTACCAATAAAATGTGGGACGTTGTCCTAGGCAGTGTACCTGCAACGGCTACCGATCCGGCCCTACACCAGGCACTAGAGGGAGCCTTAATGCTTCCTCCTAAATACTTGCAAAGTGATGTACTGAAGTCAGTTGCTCAGATTTTTATCGAGAACAAGACGGGCATGTCTTTGTCTGATATTATAGTATCCTTGTCGGAGGGTTCTGCTGATCAGCAGATAACTATAAATAAACTAGGAGATTTGTCCAACACCTTGCTGGACGGAGTTAGAAATAATAATGTCTCTAAGGTTCTGCAAGACGTTGGTAAGGGGTACTTAGGTCAGGCTATAGACGAATTAAGCCCAGACGTTGCCAGTATCTATACATCTTACATGGCATCGGGTACGCTAGGTGCTATTGACACTGCCGTAGCACTAGGCAAAGACATATTACCTGACGGAGTTGCTAAGTTTGTATCTCCGATATTGTCTGTAGGTAAAGACATTCTAAGAGGAAAACCTGCAACTTACCGGAACATCCTCAACAGCGCTGTTAACGGGGGATTAGATACCGTTGTTAACGACATCATCGGTGCTGTAAAAACCGAAGTGGGTCCAATAGTCACCAAGGACCTTGGCCCTATCGCAGATATGTTCAAGGGCTTCTCTAACCTAGATGCCGTCAAAAAAATTAAAGGGTTCACCTCAGACCTCGGCCCTGGTCTACCAAGACTTGCAACTACGGCATTGGCCCTGATCGGTCAAGGTAGCTCATTCAAAAACTTCCTGGGAGTTGGTGGCATTGGATTCGATGCGGTAAAAGCTTTGACTGGGCGTAACCCTGTAACGACCATTCTAGGGGGGATTGGTAACCTATTCGGGCTGGGCAAAAACAAATCAAACTGCCCTTGTGACCCTAAGTGCAGGAAAACCTCGCATGGTGTAGATGCGGACGGCAATAACTTGTTAGAGAAGTGCGGTGCGTTAATCGCAACTAATACTAACTCGTATAACCCCACCGGGAATCCTCTTAATAACAATATAGGTGATGTTGCTAAAACCCTAGGTACCATAGCTACGGGTGTAGGACTACCGTTGTCGTTGCCCAATGTGCGGGATCTTACCCAGTTCGTTTCTAAGATACCTAGGGTAGGGAAAATGGCCCAATCCTTGTTCAATGCTAGGAATGCGGATTTGCCAGAGTTTATGGCTGAAATGGCCTATACAGCCGAAGCTATTCAGAACACATTCAAACAAACAGATAACAATATCACCAGGGTAGAGTCCATCAACCGTAAGATGATCGACTCACTGCACTCGTTGATCCGGACCTACATGGGCAGAGGCGGGAAGGGTGCATACAACAGAGGTATTATCCCTGAGCTGATTAGGGCTGTTAGAGACAACGCACAATCGGTTAAAGACTTGTACGCATATGTTGAGTCCCTAGACCATGTAAAGACGGGCCCAAGAGTCGGGGTAAAACCCACCCCTAGTATTGCAAAATCTATCAGAAACATCAATGGACTTGGACTTCTAGCTGAAATTAACAGGAAAGAAGCTCTTAAAATACTTGCTCGTGGCATTACTCCTGCAGACAAGGAATGGAGATCTTTGCAGCAGGGTAACTCTGACGTAAACCTGTCTAATTACAGGCTGGGTCAATTCAGTCCGTCCCTACCCGAGCCATTCCCTAACATTAGTACTTATTTTGATGAAAATCGAATTCTTAACATCGCCCTGGACTCAGTCTCAGACGGAACAGAAGATCCTCCTCTGGGGTTAACTATGTCTCCGGATAACCTTGACGAATACCCCGACCTAACCAATGAACAAAAAACAGCTAATTCAAGAGAAGCAGACTGTAATTGAAATGCAAGAGAACATCAGTTCTCTGAGCAACACTGATAAACTTGAGCTACTGAGGTTGAAATGTAGAACCGACTTTTTAACCTTTGCAAAATACATTACCTCAGAGGTATCTACCTCGGGTATTTTTCAGCCGTTCAAAGTACATGAGCTAATCGGATCATATCTGCAACAAATCGGAGATGGTAACCGTGAATACAGAAGAACAACCATATCTCTTCCGCCACGGAGTGGCAAGAGCATGCTCATCTCCAAGGTGTTTCCGGCCTGGCAGCTAGGACGTAGCCCTACTGCACAGTTCATTATGGCTTCGTATGCGTTGAAGCTGTCGAATGAAAACTCGCGGGCCGTACTAGATTACGTTACTTCCGATGCGTTCAAGTGGATCTTCCCAGAATGCCCGATCAACAAAGAGAAGTGCAACCTTAAATTCATCAGGAGCGAAGCTGGTGGTCTGATCATGGTTGGTTCAGCCCTCGGCGGTATTACTGGCTTCGGTTACGGAACGATCAGCGATGATGACCTACCGGGTGTCGGGTTGCTGGACGACCTTCTGCAAGACGGTGACAGCGCTGCGACATTGGAATCCACATTCGCATGGGTGCAGACTCAGTTCCTGACACGAGGCTTGCCGAACAACTCGATCATCAGCATGGGGACGAGGTTCCACGTCAATGACGTTACCGGACGATTACTTGAGTCTGACCCGTTGAGTTGGAGGTCTCTCAATGTTCCAGCTTTGTGTATTGACGAGGAAAGTGATCCGCTACAACGTAAACTAGGTGAGTCACATTGGCCAGAGTTCTTCCCCAAAGAAGACCTTGAAGCAATCAAACGCCAGGGCGAATCTACGTTCAACACAGTGTACCAGGGCCAGCCTAGAGGAGAACAAGGATCGATCTTCAAAGATCACTGGTTCCAGTTCCACGAGAAAAACTCCGAGACCTACGACTACATCTTCGCCACAATCGACACGGCCTGCAAAGCTAAAGAGTCTAACGACTATACCTGCGCTTGCATCTGGGGCTACCAGAAGCGTACCAGAAAACTTTATTTGCTGAACGTCATCATGGAGCGTCTGGAATTTCCAGAGCTGCAAAAGGCCATTCCGTCCTGGATGGAAAGGTGGAAAGTCAGAACTTTATACATCGAGGGCCGAGCTAATGGCATACCGCTGATCCAAACATTAAAACGAGAACTCAACATCCCAATTAAAGAGCTTATCCCAACCAAGGATAAGGTATTACGAGCTAACTCTATCGCCCCTATTATCGAGTCCGGCAGAGTATCTGTATACACGCACCTACCATACAAAGCTGAGAGGCTATCCGAGCTATGCACATTCCCGTACATTAAAGGTCATGACGACTTCGTAGATGCGTTCTGCTGGGGGGTTCAAGTTTTCAGGGACGAGCTTATGGGCGGACAATCCATTCATGGTGGTTCACGGGTCAGACTACCAGGTTTGAACATTTTTCCCTCGTCGACTAGACGTACAACGGCAAGCACCTGGTCTAGGGTAAAGCCAAATACACGATATCTTTGACAAATTTAAAAAAGTATACTATAATAACCACATGTCAGATTTTAATTACAAAGTCGTCTTTTTTACCAGGCCAGGCTGTCCAGCTTGCACTGCCATGAAACCGGTCTGGGCTCAAGTAGCCCGAGAAGTAGAAGAAGAATACCCGCACTATCACGTCGGATTTGGAGAGTGGGATGTTGAAACTGACGACTGGGCGTTCTGCGACTCAATTGGATGTGATGGAACCCCTAACTTTGCGATTTTCTCTGATGATAACTCGCTACTCGGGATTAATACAGACGGCCTCCTAGCACCGAGTCAATTTAAGAGCTTCATAATTTCGACCGTAGAGAGAAATAGATGAGTATTAAGAGAACAAAACCACTAAGGATTAAAAATCCTCGTCGTACTACTGAAGCTGACAAGGAAATCATCAGCCAGATGTGGAAAGCCAACCAAGCAGCGAGAAAAATTGCTTCGTTTACGGGTTTGCCCTTTGACGAGTTAAGGGATGCGGCAATGGAGTACATAGTCAAACTGCATAAGAGCTGGGACTCAGGCAAGGGGGCTAATTTTTCAACCTGGGTGAACCGAAATCTACAATTTCACATGTTAAATTACCTGCGCGACCACAGCCGTTTAGTAAAAATTCCACGGTCGTACTCAGACTTGTACTTGAAGATTCGTAAATTCACTTTGAAAAACCCTGACATAACCGACGAGGCAATTGCAAAAGAATTGGACGTACCTGTGAGAAAGATTAGCCAAGTTCGCAAGGCTTTTCTAATGAGCTTCAGCGAGATCAACGATTACTCCGAAGCAGTAGAGGACAAGGTCGAGGAAGAGGTTAACCTCGATACTCTCTATTCCTCCAACCGAGACCTGTTGTATCGCATTTCTGACCTAGATGAAGCTGAAGAAGAACTATTAATGGACGTGCTAGTTAGACGTCGTACTTCAGCAACGGTATTGAGGAAAAATCCTCACATCAAAAAGCAAGAAGATATTAACCCGCATGTTGAGGAAATTCTCGACAGGTTGCTATGGCAGTAATTGTAGACGGCAAGAGCTATAATAAGACTACTTTCAGTGCTCGCTGGACGCAGATTACATCGTCTTACGAGAGTGGTTGTTGCTTGTGCGAGGAAGATCGTGACTTCATCGACGATGCGTTGAGCCTTGTACCCAGGTTTAATGCTATTAAGCAGCGCGGAGCAGTATCGTATAAGGTACGCCACAAGAAATTTCAGGGAAAACCTGTCACTGGTATTGTAATGATTAGTCCTAACTCCAAAACTGAGATATGGGTGGGAAAAACTAACGTTGTCAGTGCTCTATTCCCTCGCAAGAAGCCAGTAGACGTCAACGCCAAACACAAATCAGATATTACAAAAGCTCTTAGACAGTTAATCGACCCGCAGATCAAAGCTTTCAGACAAGAGTTGAACAATAAGGTAAAGTCTTCAACGGCTAAGTGTGCACTTACGGGGCAAATTCTTAAATTCGGTGAGTATCACATCGACCACAGGTACCCGTTCAAAAACTTAGTACAAGACTGGGCTCGTAAGGAGGGGTTGGATCTAGAACGTATTGACGTATCTTGCCGGGGAACGAAGTGTAGGCTCAAAGATAGTAAGATTGCTAAATCGTTTAGTGATTACCATCAGAATGTTGCTGAGCTGCAAGCCACTACCGCTGTTGCTAACTTGGCCAAGGGGTCCAAGTACTACGGCTGACTGGTCATTGTTTCTTCAAAGATACGAACTGCGACAGAGTTAACCATCTCTGAGATATTCTTATCTGGTTTGGTCCAATATCCGGTTTTAGCGGTCAACCCTAAAGTTTGGTAGGGTTTCATAGAGGATCTGCCGACGTAACTACGCCTGGTGCCGGTGGTAGTACCGTATTTACGAAGTAAGTAACTTACTACAGGGCTATCGTTAGGCTGGGAGTCAATCCATTCCTTGAACTTTCTGATCGACGTTTGGAGCTTTCTCTCAAGGGCCTCTCCAGGGTTACCCTCGGGTTCGATTGACACCGACGCTGCTCCGACAGAGCGAACATACTGCGAAGCGTTATAGGCGATCTCTCTGATAAACTCCTGAGCGACCAGGGCAAGCATCTGCTTGCGGATTTCTTCCAGAGTACGTCTGGCTATCTCTGCTCTGGCAGATTCCTCATAGAACTTCCTTGCGTTGTCTAACGCGGCTTTGAGGATAAGTTGAGCGATTACTTCACCCATGGGTCACGGTTGACAATTTGTTTCATTAAAAATTTCTCGAGCATATTGTTGTCTTAGACCTATGCTGCTAACTCTAGCCTTTTCAGATGGTCTCTCATAACTATTCATAAATACCTGAGCAGCTTGTTCAGGAGATGAAACACTCTTCATAGCTGATATAGTAGCTGATTCAGTCCCGCCTAACTCAAACCTGAAAAAGGACATTTGAAGATCAAAATTTTTATAGTCAGCACCATTATCTCTAGCAAATTTCTCCAAAGCTGGTCTTCGATCGTTCCACTGAAATACACCAAAATCCCTACCTCCCGCCTTATTCTGGATGGTAGGATCCAATGTTACAGTACTTTCTACTAAGGCATTACCCACAACTCCTGACAGCCCTTCTTTTGTTTTTATACCAGATGCATAAGCAGCATTCAGAATTTTATTAACTCGTTCGTTTGGATATTTACTACCTCTGTACTGGCATTTACCCACAGGTGCTCCTGGGACGCCTCCTGATCCCACCCCGGCCGCCGGTTGTCCTTGAGTCAAGAACGACTGAATCTTCTGTGCTTCATCGCAATAAATAGAACAACTGTCTTGGCCGTTCACCCGGTAGCACAAATGACCCGGACTACGAATGTAGTCAAAATAAGAATTTGTGATTTTAGCCCCGTCATATTGTTTTATATCTTCTAAGTATTTTTCAAATCTCGGCACTTTGATTGGAGAAGCACCCCAGTCACTAACCCCAGTTACATTAACCCGAAGGTTACCAGACCATTGTAATTTTACTGCTGTAATGAACCAACTCCGGAAGCGGTCCGGGATAAGGACATTAGGGTCGGCATTTGCCGGTCTTCCTTGCTCGACCCATTGGTCATAGTCGGTAATGAACGACAGGATTGTACGACCTGGAACAAGTCTAAGAGCTTTAGGCACTCCCATGAACGCTGTCTGGACATTAAGCCCTTGGGTGGTAGGAGCGGTCTGAACGCTAGGATTGTAACCTGAGCTCGACCCTGTTGATGCCTGACCCTGTATGTTAGGGGGGATAGTATTATTCTGTATGTGACAAATTAGAAGCTCTTTACCACCGGGTACTACAAAATAGACTCCGTTACCACAACCGCCTGGCTGGTAGATCTTACCACCCACTGTTCCAAATATTTTTATCTCTTTACCTTCAGCTATCGGATAGTCTACTCCTGCATGCAGGTGTCCACTACGTGGTGCTCCAAAACCATCACCCTTAGGGTAAGAGGTAAGAGGGACATTATCCACAAGAACATACTTACCAGCCAACTCTATTAGTTGATTTTCTGACAAGGTTTTTCCTAGAGATTCTTGTATGTGTACATGAGGACCACTGGAACCCCCCGTGCTGCCAACTTTACCGATGAAAACAGCTCCCTCGCTGGGTTTAGCCCCTGTCAGTTCAGCAGGAGACGGTACGGAAACAGTCTGACCAGACTTGATAGCAAACTCTTCTTTTTCCTTATCAGTCAGACCTTCCTTCGATACCGCATACTTCCAAACAATCTCCGGAGCGACGGTAATAACATCGTTATTATATCCTTTTATTGTAAATCTGGTGTATTCTTTTTTCTCGTTGGTCGACGAACCGATTTCCTGCCCTGCTTCTAACTTCTCAATAGCCTTTACTTTGACCCCAGTCAAGTTGAGAGTTTCCTGATGAATCGGCCTAGAGAAGCATTTCTTAGTTTTGCTATCTTCTTTGACATTTGTGCATACCTGCAAGAAAAACTCCGTCTCTACTTCGACTGAGCCGTTCTTCTCGTTAGCTGCAACAACATAGCCTTTCAGATACGATACAGCTTTGGTCCCGTTAGGGGAAACACCGTATAAATTCGTATTTTCGACTTGCTCAGGGGTGATAGTGGGCCCGCTTCCGCGCCAAACCCAGCCTCCTGTTGTTCTTTTATCCTGAATTCTATTCTTTAACGAGTCAAATTGTAAAGGAAAAGCTGGTTTGAGCTTAACCGAACTCATCTTAGCCGCTCTAGCCTTAGGGGTAATGTCACTGATTTCGTATACTTCGGCCTTAAAAGCTTCTGAAGTGTACCCCGAACCCGAGCTAAACTGACCGGGATATTGACGGTTGTTTGTTGCAAAGTTAGCATTAGTATTGCCGCTTATCTCATAACCCTCATATAGTCCTTTACCTAGGTAGAATACCGTACAAACCTGCTGCACATCTGCTCTGGTGCATACACTAAACTGGTTTGCATACTCTCGCATTGGCAAGGAAAGCATATTCCCCCCAACAGCGTTAATATTCCTCATCAGAGCTTCTTGTAGTGTGCTACCGCGCTCGGTAATAACACTTGGAATTTTATAGCCATCTGTCAGAGATTCTTTACAGAAGTTAATCTGATATCCCGCTTCTTTAGCGATCCTCTGCAAGTTTTCGTTGACAGTCGAACCTTGATCGAATTTCAAACTCGCCAAAGTCTGGTTAAATACCATAGCCCTGGCCTCGGTCCCGGAGATAGTCACAGACGGGTACTCCATACCGTGCTTAACAGACATGCCGGTAACTCTGAAGTAATAATCCGACCCGAAGACCGTACTCCCTATCTCATACCACAAGCTTATTAATAGGTGTGCGTAATCCCCTACAACTTCTTGCGGAGCAACATCGTTCTTGTCAATATCGACATACGGGTAGCAATCGCTAGTCAGGGGGTTTTCACCCTTTCCGCAAGGACGCAGCAAAATACCCGCTGCTGTAGCGTTGTAAGCAGTGGTGTACACTGACGCTGCATCATACAGCACAGGCCAAGCTATACCCGTCAAATACGGGTCTGTAAGTGTTACCTGACAAGTAGAGTTAGCTAACGCACTAGCCGCAATCGGCAGTGACGATGCCCCTTGTGCATTAGCTATTCCTGGATTGGGTTGCCAAGACAGGTTTACACTAAGCTGAGCAATTTGCCTCTCGTCGAAAACGATAGCTTTGTTGCTACCAAAGGGTTTGTATAAAACTCTGGCCTTGCAGTGATACAGTGAAGACACACGTTAACTTCAGACCCCGTAAGCGCCGATATAAGCCTCAAGAAAATTAAAAACAGCTACCATGAAATTGAAATCTTCTTCGCCAGCAATACCGGAGTAATGCTCTACGGACACTAGAGCCTTAGTGAGCCTATCATATGGTTCAGGGTCTGTACTCCACATGTCATCAGCAGCTTGGAAGATAAGTTTAAGCAGTTCGTAGACGTACTGCTTCTCGGCAAACCCCATAGCCGGTCCGCACTCGATTACTTTCTCAGTTAGGGCATCACGGATTTCAGGTGTGTTACCGGGCTCGTCGTAGGCACTAACAGTCCAAGTAAAGAACGGAAGCTGATCTGACAGGGTTTGTTTGAAAGAGAATTGAATGCCTAGTACTCTGTACAGGTCATAGTTATACACGAACATCAGTTTTCTCCAGGAACAGTAGATGTGATTTCAGGGGTAGGTTCGACAACTGAGACGGGGGTTTCGACCTCAGGAGCGGGTTCAGATTCGGCCGTCGGTGCAGGAGCTTCGACAACCGGCTCCGGTGCAGGGACGGAATCAACAACGGTGCTGATCGCCTCGCAGAGGTTAAAACAAGTCACCATGAATTGAAAATTCTCACTGACAGAGTCACCAAGACACTTTTCCAGCACAGCCAGACCCCCTGACAGATTGTCAGTAGCCGATACGGGGGTATAGGAGCTGGACAGCAAAGACGTTACAATAGAATGAAACGCATCGTAAGTCTTCTCTTTATCCAGGCCGTCAGCAGTCTTAGGGAGTTTAAGCCCCTTTACCCACTCCGACGCAGATACCTTTTTGAGGAACTCATAGGTGCGCCGTTTGAATTCAGACTGAAATCCGGGTTTTAAAGCTGTCATGGTGGTATTTTCTATGTAACTTTAAACTCTTCTTACCTTTAATACACCGGCAGTGTGGTACATTCCACCAACAGGTACGGCAGGAGACGCAGCGGCAGCGGCAGTATCATCGGCAAACTCGCGTAACCCGGTAAAGTTGATACGAGAGAACAATACCGGAGACAGATCACCCAGTCGTCTCGCAACGCCGTCACAATCGACATAGTAACCTTCTTGAAGAGGTTCGTTGATGAACAATTCTCCGCGTCTTGCAAAGTCGTGGTCATCGTCATACGAATCTTGCAAAAACTGCAGATCGTGGGTTGGATCGGAGGTGGCCCTTGCCCCCCACCTCAGCGCTGGAGTGTCTGTCATACTTGACTTTAAACGGTGTTAGGTGCTACAATAAGACTGTTATCCTCAGATCATGAAAACTTTCATCGTACTTGGCGCGGACCGGGTCGGAAAAAGCACTGCGATTAAGAAATGGCAGGGCCAAGCCACAGAACAGCTAAAGGTCTGGCACAGTCTTCACTTCAGCGGTATCTCACCTCAAGACCATTCTCCTATCGATCAATTTCTCAACCCGGTCAGGGGTTTGCCTTGTGAAGGTATGGACTATCTCTTTTGTGACAGGTTCGTACAAGATATGATCTTCTACGAAGATTATCGTAGACAGATGGGCTTTTTCGACGATGAGTTTGTCAAGATTGTTGACTCTGCGTATCGAGGTATTAGTCGCGATGGGATGATTTACATTGTCCTGAAGAACAGCGACAAAGACATTCTGATTCAACGTCACAGAGCTGAATTAATCAGCGAGAATCCCCAAGCCTCTTCCTGGTGGGTTGATCGTAATGTAGATATTCGTATGAGGGAAAATGATGCTTACTACTATTCATTAAAAAATAACTTGCCTAGAACTGGAGTTTACGAGCTTGATACCATCAAGGAGAGTATTCCCGACCTCTTTGACATCACTTGCTGGGAGTGGTAAGTTTAAAGATATGTAGATAAGTACTCCATAGTGAATAAACATCACTGAAGTAGCTCCGGGGCCGCAGGGTTGCCGGGGCTTTTTTGTACTTATTTCATATCAAAACAACTCTGATAATGTCCAGAAAAACCCGGCGTCAGCGCATCGAAGACGACCAAATGGCAGTTGAGTCCGTCATTTACAAGTTTGAACAACCGAGGCAAATTCAGCCTATGAATAAGTCTCAATCTGATGCGCTCAACAGCCTTAGGAGTAATACTCTAACCATTCTCACCGGCCCCCCTGGTACTGCAAAAACCCTGCTCTCTGTGTACGTAGCCTGCGAGTTGCTCAGCAAACGACAGATTGACAAAGTGTACTATGTAAAACCCATCGTTGAGGTAGTAGGCGAACAAGGTCTGGGGTTCTTACCTGGTGACCTGAATGAAAAAGTCGCCCCCCACATCGCACCGGTAAAGGACTCGTTAGAAGTGTTCATGTCCAAGGGCAAGTCGGACTACATCTTCAACAAGAAGATCATCGAGTTCCTACCGCTGGAGCATCTACGCGGACGCTCTCTGAACCGCTGCATGATCATCGCTGACGAAATGCAAAACGCAACTACGCACAGTGTCATGACCGTGCTTACCCGTCTAGGAAATGATTCTAAGATCGCCTTGCTGGGTGACGTTGTACAGCGCGACCTGGCAAGTAGATTTGGTGCTGATGGTCTTAGTGATGCAGCTAGACGACTTGCTTCAGTGCCTGAAGTTGGTGGTGTGCAGTTTGGTTTTGGAGATATTGTACGTTCTGGATTTGTCAGAAACGTTATCAAGTCCTACGCCGACTTATACTGAAGCCGGGGTGTAAACTGCATAAGACACAGTAACATCAACCAGATCTTCCCCAGAAGGATCAGCCCAGATCTTGAGCTGGTCCTCTCTGTTTAACACAATCTTAGCACTAGCATTTAGGTTGTACAGAGTATTAATGGGAATCGGTAGATCTTTACAAAGACTGCAGTTATTCGCAGAGTCGTTCTTCTGCAAGGCAAGACTCACAGGTACGCTATCAGATTCAGAGCGATTACTAACAACAATCGACAGAACAACAACATGACCTCCGACAGGAGCGGCGAGAGGGTCGATAGGAACAGTCGCAAACTCTTCGGAAGTGGCGATGTTAATACTACAAGACGATTCAAACACGTTATAAGAATAAGACATTATTAGCTCCAGACAATAGAGTGGTTTTGAGCGATTGTAGCTGCGTCGATAACTTCCTGAAGACGAACTACAGAGTCAAGGTAGGTCGGTGAGACTTCTAACGAGACTTCGGTTTGACTAATCAGTAGCGGACTGGATTTGCCCGACCCGTCTTGGATTCTGGCCTCGTCTCGTCGGCTGACAACATTTAGATTTACAGGAATACCTTGAGTAGTCGAGGTCAGGTCATTGAATAAGAGGTTCCTGTAAGTCTGAGAAATGTCTAGTTCCTGGACATTTTGGGCCATAAATCGTTTATAGTTCTATGAACCTTTAACCCAAATGAACAGAAAAGAGCTGGCGGCGATGATCGACGCATACGCCGATGCTAAGGTCTCTGGCAATGAATACCTTTGTGTAATGGCTATTGAGAGGTTAGAAAAAGCTCTGGAAGAACTATTCTCTGAGGATAAAAAATGAAAGTTGTCAGACTTCACCCGAGAAATAATCAGCTACCACTCAGAGAAGATGCTGAGCTAGGGGATGTTGTAGTCCTGTCCCAGGGCGATATCTTTTGCTTTTTGGGGGATAGGTGGAAATTGCTAGGGGGTAGATATCTGCTAGATAATAAAAGAGAAATGTTTTTATCCTATGTTAAAAACGGTTGGCCCGATATCAATAGCATGAGGTGGGACCTAGAGCCGGAGTTTGACATGACAAACTTTGAACCAGATAGCTCACTAGAAAAAGGATCGATTAAAACCAACCCTAAATGGACGGGGGAGTTTCTAAAAGCGATCCTTGAAACCTGTGAGTTTATTAACACTCAAGGAGAAGTATAGAAGCTCCAAATTTGTGTGGAATTTTCTACTACTACTGAGCTAGAGTAGTCATTAATTATAGTACTTATGGCCGAATAACTAAGAGAAGGATTCGATACAATAGGTAAGCTGCCTTCAGTTATGCTTCTAGGGAGCCCCGCAGTAGGGCTCATAAATTTTACGTAGTTACTTGAAGAAGTTTGATACCTATCGTACTCAAAACTAGCATTAAATGAGATAATTACTAGGCCATAATCATAAGGGGAGGCTACAACATATCTATCCACGTTCGGACTTGCTCCAGAAACTTTCGGGTATGTATTAGGGCTACCTGCGCCCGGACCATACCCGATCTCTCTTATAGCTTGTATTTGAGTAAAGTTGCTATTAATTACGTACATTGAGCTATTCCCCCAGACGTTAGGGGTCAAAGTCCCCCATCCCGTTGATTCGGGAGCAGTTAAGTTATTAATTGCTACATAAGACCCATCAGCTCGCTCTTGGATATTATACATAGAACCAAGAGAACTGTAGAGAGAGTCTACAGAAGTTAGGTCTGAGTTAAACTCAACAACCCCTTGCTCTGAAGGCCATAAAATATTACCATTTTGCTTAAGAGAAGCGAGGTTTCTTAGAGATATTCCCGCATATACTCTCATTCCTCTATTGATACTGCCATCTGAATTTAACAATAAAGTACAACTACCAAAGCTACCAACAGCATTTAAAGCTACAGCGCCATCTTGATTTGTTATTCCTCCTTTAATTGGAAGGGGACCAGACGACGAGGGGAGACTAGAAGAAACCGCACCTGTGATACTCCCGTCTGGACCTAATGTTATCACCGTCATCTCACTCGCATTGTAACCATAGTTTCCATACGAGAATACTAAATATGTGTGCCCAGTTATACTATTAGCAGTTACATTAGAAAAAAAGCATCTAGGTTGACCATATCCACCAAGTGGTGTTCTAGATAAAGATTTAGCCCATTTTAAACTACCATCTAGTTCAGACAGACAAAGGACTTTAGTATATCTTGAAGGTGCTGTGTCTTCAGCATCGTTCCCAGACCCTGCTACAATTATTAAACCTTGTGGGCCAAGGGCAGCAAACCAATTATAATCATAAGTTATGGTCATTTGATTTTGAAATCCCAGCTCTCTATTGATGTGTTTACTCCACAGTAAACTCCCATTGGACGAAAATTTTGTTACTATTACAGACGGCTCGTAAAGGGGTATGGGGGAAGAGCTTACATACACAGGAACTAAATGAAAGACATTTCCTTCTTCATCTGTAAGTATGTTGGCTCCTCCTGGTGTTACACCAGCGTTAAACGTTATTTCCCTAACCCAGGTCCGAGGTTCTTTGTGCCAGTAGGGGTTCAGAATAAAACTCATTTTTATTAAGGAGAATTAAAAGGAGGAAGAGATTTATAGGGATGGCCAGAGGGTAAATCGGCTGTAAACCCCCACTTGTGAGCCAGATACCCTTCTAGTTTTTGTCTATCAGTAGTTGACAAAACGGATGAGCAAGCAATTATCTCACACGTTTTACCGATAAGACTACGTGATCCATAAGCATTATTTCTATCCGCAGAGAATTGCCCAATAGTCACATTACCAATGGTATTAAATTCATAAGCAGTAACACTGGTAATTTTTACCATACTCAGAGGGGCAATAGCCGTACCGCTGACCCAGCCGCTTCCACCTGTTATATTAGAGGAAGCAAAAGAAGACGAGAGCAAATAGTTACTATTTGAACCGTGGAAGTCATACGGGCCAGATGCACCTACTAAGAATTGATTAGCAGCGGTGGAAGCAAATTCAACAACACTAACATAGGATCTTATTCCTGAGAGAGACCCTCCAGAGACTTCTACATACTGGGAGCTAGTTGTAACCATACACGTATTTCCGGAGAGCTCACCGAGAGTTGGCCTTTTTGCGCTATTAGACTGATATGCATGATTATTATTACCAGACTTGTCATTAACCTGGGTTAAAAATCCGCCACTGGTTGTAAGAGTTGAAACATCGGAGAAGTCAAACCATAGTATGGTGGCTATGTCCGCCGGGGTCCAAGGAGTGCCTAGTATCGGGGTATTAGTCTGTACAGTCCACCCCTTTGATATTAGATTATTCATAGCGGTTATACCACCAAGGGCCGGACCTGCAGAGGACCCCCCGTCGAGATTAACCACTCCATTGCTCTGACCAGCCGTATCCAGGGAGATTAAAATATTATTTACACTGGTATAGCTTAGGTTACAACTTTGCCAGGCGTCAAAAAAGTCAGTTGCGGTACAGCTATCAAACATATTTGCCGGGAAATTTCTCAGATTGGAGCAGTACATCCAAGCCCCGTTAAATGTAGTACCAGAACTTACATCTAAAGTTGGAAAAGATGTCAGACTTGAGCAAAAAGCCCAGGTGCTTTGGAAAATGCTGCCTGAACTCGTATCCAAAGATGGGAAGGAGGCCAAATCAGAACATAAGGCCCATGAGCTAGTAAAATTTACCCCCGAGCTTGTATCAATAGTAGGGAAGGAACTTAAACTTGAACAATATGACCACGAACTATTAAAATTGGTCACAGAGCTAGTATTTATAGCTGGGAAAGAAGTTAAGTTAGAACAATACGACCAGCTAAATGAAACATTTGTTGCGTTGCTAAAATTTAATAAGGGGAAGGAGGTAAAAGTACAGCCAACCCATGCATTGGAAAAATCTTCCCCGGAGCTGACATCCAGAACCGGGAATGATAATAACCCTGTGCAACCACTCCATGTCCCGTTAAAAGTGATACCTTTACTGGTATCTATCAGGGGGAAAGATATTAACCCAGTACAACCAGACCACGTGGACGAAAAATCAGTACAGGATATTGTGTAGAGCTTGGGGAAACTCGTCAACCCGGTGCAATTTTGCCACACATGAGACAAATCAGTGACACAATAAGGGTTAACATTGGTATTGCACCCTCCGTAAGTTAAATGATTTCCTATCCCCGACTCGTAAACATAATAAGGTTGGTCACATGGAAGCTCTACCCCAGATATCCAAACCTTCAGTCCAGTGGCTGCGGTGGTAAATCCCACGCTTGAAGTTATAATCTCTATAGTCTCCCCTGTAACAACAGAATCCTTGAAAAAAGTTACAAGGCTACTATCGACAGTTTGACCCTCTGGAATTGTCAGGGGAGAAGACAGGATAGATTCTCCAGAGACTCTTACGTCTACTACAACATCCCCCCCTACTGGAGGAGTATTGCTACTAAGTCTGATCTTGTCAAACTTCATAATGTAAGGAGATTTTAGAGTATATCTAATTCCAGGGTATATTGGGGTAATTTCATTTGAAACACAAACCCCAATTTCATAGCTAAGCTCAGCTGGAGTTATTGACCCGCCACTCTCCTTGACTACAAAATCGATGTCAGAAACACCTGATTTAAACCAATACTCTTTTAACTCCCCTGATATGAAGACTCCCGCTGTTAAACCTTGGTAACGAACAGTAGAACCCAACGCTAATAGAGCTTCGGACTCGCTATTGTAAGGGCCGTACCTCTCATCAGCAGCTTTGGGGGCTTGGATCTGCAGGTTGTCATTTAAATTAATAGCCATTACACAATAACAGTTTTATTTCCTAACAACCATACCTTCAAACCCCTACCGGCACTTGTGCTGCCGACTTGATCAATAAATACCGTGACCTCGTTATCTACGTTTAGAACATAGGGGTCAGGAGCACTTGTTAGGGTGTAGACACTGCTTTCAATTTCAGCTCCGTCAGGTACGAATGGCTTATCAGTAAAAATTGATGTACCATTATCTTTGATGTCTACTATTAGATTGCTACCTAAAGGTGGAGAGTTACAGCTTAATTTTATTTGACTAATATCTAATGAGTAGGGTGCGTGAAATGTAAGTCTTAAACCAGTGGTCAAATCAGTAATTTCGTCTGAGCAAGCAAACCCAATATCCCCCACTATTCCTGCGGTTCCCCCAGACCCACCAGTTGTCTTTACAACAAAATCTAAGTCAGCAATGCCGTCTTTAAACCAATAGTCTACAACCTCACCTCCTACTATTACTCCTGCTGTAAGACCCTGATAGCGAACAATATTCTCAATAGATGAGGTAGCCTCGGCTTCGCTTTCATAAGGGCCATAGCGATCATCAGTGGCCTTAGGGGCTTGGACTATCAGGTTGTCGTTGAGGTTAATTGACATCTCAGTATCAAGAGTTCAGTAATTGAATAGACCCTACCGTATTGGTCGGGTAATCACTAACGTAAATTTTATAACTAACACCAGACCAATACCCGTCAGGAGAATCAACATTGTTGGTGACAGGAGTAAGAATGAACTGTCCAGCCCCAATTGTCCCTTGGTTAAGCGCGGTGTTAAACCATTTTGTCTTTGTGGTCTCAGATGCAGGATGGGCGAACCATACATACTCTGCTGCTGCGTCAAATGTAGCTTGTACTGTTCCACTAGATACCGCTAGAACTTTGGTCTCAGTCCCAACAGAGATTGCAGCAGCAATAGAAGCAGCCGAGGGAGCTGAGGAGGTCTTACCCCAGAAATATGGATAGATGCCCGTAACAGTAGCAGAAGCAGACTGCAGAGACCCAGCAGACTGCGGTGCGTTTACGGATAGTAGAGCTGCAGAACGGGAATCAGTAACATCTTTACTATTCTTTTTAGCCAAACCTGCATCGAATGACCCAGAGGAATCCCAGACAGTATCGCCTAAAGGCACTGTATAAGAGTCTGTATACTCCAAAGTATACGAATAGTTAGGGTTATTAGGGTCCGAGTATCCGAATTGACTAGGGATATTTGTGTAAGCTGTAGCAGAAGGGGAAGAATCTGATTGTATTTCAGAACTATCGCGGTTAATCACTAAAGACGTGAATGCTCCTGCGTCGTTTTTAATACCTGATACGCTTAATTCCTGAGAGATTAAAACACCGACCTCTTTAACTCCGGACTGAGAATAAGAAAACGACAAAGTAGGAATTGTGTATGTCGGTAGCAACTCTGGGAAGAGTATGGTATCTAAAACCTGCACTAGGGTTTTTGTCTTCCAAACTGAAGCTGCCATGGCCTGTGCACCACCTACTGGTACGCTACTTTCAGCATCTCTTGTCAGGGTGTTGTACAAAGTCGTTAAGGTAGTCCCTGTTAGGGAAAGCCCTACATTGGGTATAACTGACAGAGTAATATTCTGAGGGTTGTTATTATTATTG